CCGTTGCCGGCCCGCATCAGCTTCAGCTGGTTCGTCGGCTTCGTGCCGGAGCCGGAGTAGACCGGCGCCACCTTCTTCGAGGTGTTCTCCGGCAGGTAGTAGATCGTCTTCTCCGGGCTGTGCCCGACCAGGCGGCCGCCGGTCAGGTAGAGCCCCGAGCTCTGGACGGCGAAGTCGGTGAGCGCGATCCGCTCCACCGGGTGCAGCTGCTCGAGCAGGCGGTCCACCTCGGTGAGCGCCGCGGTCAGCTTGGCGTTGGCGTCGGTGAGCAGCGCGTCGACCTCGGTGCGCTCGTGCTGCAGTGCGAGCTCGAGCTCGGCGAGGGCGTGGTCGGTGTCGTCTCGTGCGGTCATGCCTGCTCCTAGATGAGCGAGTAGTGGTTGGCTACCTCGGTCGGGGTCAGCACACGGGTCCACAGCGAGACCTCGTCGAGCGTGCCGCTCATGTCCCAGAAGTCCTGGTAGTCGTGAAGGTACACGGCCTGGCCGGAGTTCTTCAGGTCTCCGGTCAGCGTGCCGGTCGCGACGACCGAGCCGTTGACGATGAGCTGCTGGGCTCCCGAGGTGTACGTGGCGATCACGTGGTACTGCGTGCCGATGGCCCACGTCGGGCCGACGAGGTCTGTCGAACCGCCGGAGTCGTTGTACCAGCGCATCGACAGCTTGCCGCCGGTGTCGAACCACAGCAGCCAGTCGGGAGATCCGCCGAACCTGGCGACGATGCCGGAGTTGTTGGGGTTGCTGGCGTCGGGCTTGACGAGGCACTCGATGCTGAACGAGCTGGCGGCGTCGATCGCGTTGGACATGGGGATGCTGCTACAGGTGACACGGGTGTTCATGCCGCGGCCGCCGATGGTGAGCAGGCCCGCGACGTCGACCTTGCCAGAGGAGTACACCGCGTCGTAGGCGTGGCCGCTCGAGTCGGCACAGACGGTGGCAGCAGCCGACTCCTCGAACCGGAAGTAGGCCAGGGGCCCGTCCGCCAGGATCGTCGCCGGGTAGTCGAGGATCGGTGCTGAGCGGCGCGAGCTGAAGCCCCGGCGGCGTCGTGGCGTGGTCACGTGGTCGTGTCTCCGGAGACGACCCACTCATCGGTGCCGATCTTCTCGATCTGCACGTAGGTCCACTGGCCGTTGGACTTCAGCCCGTGAGCGCCGTGCACCGTGGTGCCGCCGGCTCCGACGAAGGTGACCTGGCCGGTGCCCGCGGTGAGCACGTTCAGCACGGTGCCGACCGGGAACGCGACGCTGGCGTTGGTCGGGATCGTGTAGGTCTGCGCCGAGCTGTTGGTCGCACGCACGCGGCGGTGCTTGTCGTTCATCACGAACGTGTAGGTCGTGCCGGTCTGCGGGTTCTCCGCGACCGGAGCGATGTCGGCGTCGGTCAGGCCGGTGACCGTCAGAGTGATTGTGTCGGCCCCATCGTTTACGGTGACGGTGAGGTTCGTCGACCCGACGAGGGCAGCACCGATCACGTCGCGGACCTGCTCGTCGGTGTAGCCGGCGCCGGGACTGGCCGCGATCGTCAGGGTTCCGGCCACGTCGTTGTAGGTGACGGTGACGTTGGTGCCGGCCACGATCATCGCGCCGACGGCGTCCTGCACGCCCTCGAGGTCGAGACCGACCGGCAGCACCTTGGTGCCGTCGGCGTCGATGACGTCGCCGTCTCCGTCGAGGAGCGCGAAGCCCCCGGCCTCGCCGACCTTGAAGGTGGCGACCTGCTTGGGCAGGAACGTGGAGAGGATGCACTCGCGCAGGTTGATCGGGTCGGCGTCGAACGGGACCTCGAGCACGTAGTTCTCGGTGGTGCCGTTGTCGAGGTGGACCTCGACGACCAGCTTCCAGCCCTCCTCGCTGATGTCCGGGTCGTTCGTGCTGGGCACGTCGACGGAGAAGGACGGCAGCAGGGTGTCGGTGATCTGCAGCTCGCCGCGGGCGAAGACCCCGGCGGGGATGATCACGTCGTCGGTGATCGAGGTGACGCGGGTCGGCACGGTCACCTTGTACTTGCCGCCCATGAGGTCGCCGGCCTGGGTCACCCAGGTTCCGTAGACCGGGACCTTGTCCCAGCTCGTCGGGGGAACGGTCATCGTCGGCTCCTCATGGTCGCGCCGTGTCGATCATAGGGACCGGCGTCCCGTTGGTGGTGATGGACTCGTAGCCGTAGGCCGCGCGCTGGTACTCGAAGGTCTCGACCGAGCCGTACTCGTAGCCCACGTTGACCGTGGTCGGGGTGTAGCGGTACTGGACCAGGTTGATCTGGCCCTGGAAGTGGCGCACGCCGTCGTCGATCTCGGAGGTCTCGGCGTAGAAGAACCACTCCTTCATGTCCCGCCGGATCTGGAGGTAGTCGTCGAAGTCCCACATCAGGTCGCCCGGCGGGTTGTTGTCGTTCACCAGCTTGCTGATGTCGACCCGCTTGCCGTGCACGTCAAGGCCGCGGATGCCGTAGCGGAGCTGGCCCTGGAAGTTGCCGAGGACGATGTTCAGCTGCTGCACGTGAGCCCAGGCGTCATGCGCACGGTTGGCGCCTTGGGTGTTGGTCTCGAGGCGGAACCGGATGTCGCGGGCGAAGAGCGACTCGCCGAGCTGAACGGTGTCGTCCTGGTAGTAGTACGGGTCGAGGTAGAAGATCCCGTCGGGCCGGATCACGCTCATGTAGATCTGGCCGCCGAACTCGATCTTCCGCAGGCTGTGAGCCTGGATGGTCCAGCGACTCCACGTCTGCGTGGTGGCGCCGGCATCCATGACCCAGATCTCGTTGCCGTGGCAGCCGGGCTCGACCGGCTCACCGTCAGGGTTGTTCACGATGTAGTAGAGCCGCTGGTCGTGGACCGAGGAGATGATGTGCTGCTTGGTGGCCAGCCGCTCCCAGACGTTCTGGATCTGGTCGGTCTGGCTCTTGTGGTTGATGTTGTACATCGTGGCCGTGCTCTTCATCAGCTGCTCGTCGAGCGGGTGGTAGAGCGCGTTGTTGAAGACCTCGACGCCGTACGGCGACGTGGTGCCGGGTGTGGCCGTGGTCTCCTCGAAGCCCATGACGTTGACGGTCTCGGACTGCGAGCTCACGCTGGCCGGCGCCATGTAGTAGCTGGTCGACATCCCGTCGGTGCCGAGGCACAGGATCGTGATGGTGTCGGCGGACTGCGGGTTCTGCCACAGCTTCACCGCAGCGGGGATGAACAGGTTGCCGGACGTCAGGGTCTTGTAGCCGCCACCCTTGTTGGCGGTGAAGTCGGTGTAGTCGCCCTGGCGGTTCGACGTCCACCGGATCACCGCGGCGTTGTCCTTGTCGTAGACGAGGATCATCCGGTCGCTGCAGACCATGCCGTTGGCGGCCCGGCTCGGGTCGGAGTAGTTGAAGCGGTTGGCCGAGTTCGGGATGACCGAGACGTCGGAGGCCGTGTCGTTGACGACCGGCGTCATCCGCAGCCAGGAGTCGGCGCCGATGTCGGAGTCGGCGGCCAGGGACCGCTCGGCGATCTTCACTGCCGTGGTGGGCACCGGGTCCTGGTCGGACCACGTGTACATGTACAGCGACCACGACGTGGCGCCGTTGGCCAGCGCGTCGGCGAACACGTCGGCCGGCATGGTGGCGACCAGCTGGTCGGCAGCGAGGTTCGGGTCGGAGATGTCGTTGCCAGACGGCTCGCCTGCGACGTTGGGTGACTCCCAGCGCCACTGGCTCCAGCCGCGCTGGGCCCGGATGGCAGTGACCCTGGACGCGGCGGACTCGCCCACCTCGTTGGCGATCGTGTAGAAGAAGGCGAAGTTGTAGACGTTGTCCGCGCTGGTGCTGCTGATCAGCGTGTCGGCGGTCTTGGTCTCGGCCGGCGGCACGACCAGGCCGGTGGCGTAGATGACCTGGAGGCTGACGGTGCCGAACCAGGAGTTCACCCGCGTGCTGGTGTCGGCGGTGTCGCCGTCGAAGTAGGCGCCGGGGGTCGAGACTCCGGCCTCGAGCATGAGCCCGTCGATCAGGTGGTACTCGCCGCGCGGCACGGCGGCGATCTGGATGTTGACCAGCACCTGCGTGGTCCCGGCGAAGCCCGTTGCGCCGGAGTCGTAGCGGGTCCACGAGCCGGAGGCGTCGGCACTGGGGGTCGAGGATCCGGAGCCGAGCAGACCGGCAGAGCCGAAGTACTGCGTCGTCATGGTGACGGTGCGGCCGGTCGCGCTCGAGCGGACGTAGCCGTTGAAGCTGTACGGCTGGTTGTTGGCCGGGCGGAGCGCACCGATCGCCACGGTCTTCGGCGGGTGGTACACGCTGGCGCTCGCGCCGGAGGTGCCGGTCCAGAAGTAGTTGGCGCCGCTGGCGCCGGTGAACATCGTGGTCGGCTCGTCGGACTGCGCCACGAGCACGTTGTGGAAGCGCCACTGCTGCGTGCCGGCGTTGTCGGTGGTGGCGGCGGGATACACCCGGAACTTCACGGCACCGGCAGGAGCCGTCACAGGGCCGGTGCTGCGCCGCCCTGTGCCGCTGCTGAGGGGCTGGTCGGTGTCAGAGCCCACCTGGGCGCCCGTAGAGCCGTAGAAGCGAAACCGGATCTTGAGCTTGTCGATGCCGCCGGACCGGCTCTGGACGTCGATGGTGGCCCGGTAGGTCTCACCGGCCACACACTCCATGGTGTCGACCATGTTGACGTAGCCGGTACGGACGGTCGGCCCTGGCGTGATCGTGGCCAGCAGCGCCCCGGAGTCAGCGATGATGGCGTCGGTGCCGGAGCCTTCGTTCCAGCCAGCGATCGAGGACGTGTGCAACGGCCGCGGCGCGAGGTTGGTGCGCTCGGGCATCGACTCGATCCGCAGCGCCTTGGTGCCTGTTCCGGCGATCGCGGACGGCGCGGTGACTCTGGAGCTCTCGCCGTTGATGAGCCAGTCGTCACGGTTGGCCTCGAAGCTCGGGTTGGGCAGGACGTTGTACCGGTAGCCGGTGATGGTGCCGGAGTTCACCCAGGCAGCGTCCGGGTGTACGACGGTCAGCTTGTCGGCCAGTGTCCACGACGGACGCTCGATCGCGTTGAGACGGCGTGCGCGCTTGTCGTTGCCGACGTAGAACAGGCGCATCGGCTCGCCCGCGTTGGAGAGCGCGAAGATCTTGTTGTCGATCTGCAGGTACTTCACGTAGGTCGTGGCGCTCGTGAAGTTCAGCAGGGGGTCGACCTCGAAGGCGATGCCCGGTGCGTCGAGCTCGTAGACGACGGAGCCCGCGGTGTCGACGCGGAGCACCCGGAAGCCGACGGTGGCGTCGTCCTCGATCACAGCGAACAGGTACGCCTTGGAGCCGTCGTTGAGGTAGAACGCCTCGTGCGTGCCGACCACCTGGTTCTGGATCGGCACAGCCCCGAGACCGGCGTCATCCGGTGCGGTGTCGTAGGACATGTAGCGAAGACCGGGACGGAGCCGCGCGGACCCGTCCCGGTTGATCATCACGTTCTCCATGATCCGGAGCGACGTGGGATCCGAGAGACCGGGCGGGTACGCCGTCGACCAGCCGGAGAACTCGCGCAGGTAGGCGCGGCTCAGCGGCCGGTCAATGGGTGCCGGGACCTGGCCCTTCGGGGCGGGCATCAGCCGGGCCGTCGCTCATCGGCGTGCGGGTGGCCGTGGTACATGTAGTTGCCCAGGATGCCGTTCTGCACCGGGACGAAGAACTCGTTCTCGTAGGGGCTGTCGGTGTTGCGGTCGTCGCGCTCGATGATCTGGTACATGAGGTCCTTGTACTGGGCCTCGAGCGTCTGGACCCTGGGCTGCATGATCGGGTCGGTCTGCGCGTAGAAGTAGGCGGCGCGCAGCACGACGAGGTCCGGGTAGCTGAAGTCGATCGGCTGGTTCCGCACGTCGTCGGGGATGACCGGCTCGGCGTCGGCCGGGCTCTCCGGTGTCGGGGGCAGCCGGAACTGCACGGGCTCGCGCATCACCGGCAGCTGGACGTCGAGCCCTGCCTCGAGCTCGGTGAACGGCCGGCTGAACTTCACCGTGGTGCGGGTGACCGCAGCCCACAGCGCGCCACGACTGGCGTACTTGTAGATGGCGTCGCGCGGCAGGAAGTACGCCCACTCGACGGTGAAGCCGTCCTCATTGACCAGGCGGACCGCGTCGTCGTTGATGATGCGCGGACGCACGGTGGCGTCAATGTACATCTCGGAGTGACCCTCGACCGCGGGCCCAAGTGATGCGGTCGAGGAGTAGAAGGACCACTCGTGCTCGACCGCGAGCGATCGCATCGCGCGGTTCAGCTGGCGCGCAATGATCCGGTAGCGGTCGTACTCGGGGCTGTAGGTCAGGTCGAGTCCGGTGAGGAGCGCGAGCACCTCACCGACCGCGTCGTCGAGCGTGAACGTCAGCTCGGGGTTGATCTCGGTCACGTCTCCCACTTTCGCAGCGTGGCGCCCTCGGGCTTGGCCGGCGCGAGCGTGGTGAGCGTGGCGCCTCTGGAGTTGTCCGAGAGGTAGCCGTCGAACTGGGGTCGGCCTTCCCAGTTCTGGATCTTCGCGGGCGGGCCCGGGTCGCGCCATGCCTTGCCGGAGCCGACCTTGGCTCCGTGGAACGCCTGCGCGGCACCGGCCGCTGCATCGTGCTGCTTGGCCCGCGTCTTCTTGCTGGCGATCGCCTCGTTGGCCAGGCCGAGGAACTCAGCCTTCTGGCCGAGGGTGTTGCCGAGCTGGGTGTACGTGTCGTTCTTGCGGTCGTAGTAGTTGGTCCAGAGCAGGTCGCGGTTGGCCGAGTCCTGGTTGTAGCGGCTCAGCCGGGCATCGGCGGTGTCGCGGTTGAGGTCGGTGAGCGAGGAGTTCACGCTGCGCTGCGTGTCGAAGAACGAGCGGCTGATCTCGGACTGGTTGGCGTTCCAGTTGTGCAGCGCCATCTGCTGGGCGGCGAGCACGTCGGACTCGCCGGCACCGTTGGCGAACGCCTCACTGAGAGCGTTGGCTCGCTCGCGGCCCTTGTTGGACAGGTTCGCGTAGGACTGCGCGTCGGCCGACTTCTCGTTGTCGGTGGCCGCGCCCACGAGCGAGCCGAAGCGAGCGCGGTAGCCCGCCATCAGGTGACGGTCGTCGCGGCGCAGGCTGCGGTCGAGGTTGCCGAGCTTGATCTCGAGCGCCTGCCGGAAGCCCTCGGAGCTGAGCATCCCGCGCAGCGCGCGGATCTGGCCGTTCAGGTCCTTGGCGTCCTGCAGGTAGCGCTGGCTGGTGGCGACGTCGTCCTTGTGCTGCTGGGCCTTGGCCTGGGCCTGGGCCTTGGCGTAGGCATTGGCCTGGCTCGTGCCCGAGTTCGTCGAGGAGCTGCCGGTCTGCGTCGAGTCGCCACCGGTCTTCGTGCCACCAGTGGCCGGCGGCTTGTGGTGGTGACCGTGAGGAGTCTTCGGCGGGGTGTAGACGGTGCCGCTGGGGCTGGCCATGCTCACTCGCCTCCAAGGTCGAACAGCTTCCGGACCTGCTGGGCGTTACGGTACTGCGTCGCCGGGTCGGTCCCGAGCGGCGTGCCGTACGTCTGCGCCTGCTTGGTGCGGGTGTCGATGTAGTTGACGAAGGCGTCGTACTGCTCGGGCGTGAAGGTGTTGGCGGCGTAGGCCAGGCCGACCTTCGGGTCGTTGGCCTTGTTGACCATGCCGTCGAAGACCTGCTGGAAGTTCGCCGACAGCGGGTCGTCGCCCCAGCCGGGCCGCGTGGGCAGCGAGTCGGACGGGATGCCGCCGAGCCGCCGCACATTGTCGGAGCCGACGTTCTGCACCGACCGGGCGAAGGTGGCCATCAGCTGGTTGCCCTTGGACAGCGCCTGCTGCAGCCGGGCGGTGTCGTTGGCCAGCGTGGCGCTGAGCTGGACCTGGTCGTTCTGCGGCTGGGTGATCTGCGCGATCGGGTTGGCCAGCTTGCCGAGGTCGTCAGCGCTGATCGCAGCACGGAGGTGGAGGAAGTCGTCGAGGTCTGCGTTCTGGTCGGTGAAGCCGATGGAGCGCAGGAGGCTGACGGTCTCGGGCGCGTAGGTCTTGGACCCGCGGCCCTCGCCGAACATGTTCTTGACCTCGTCCTTGTACTGGGTGCGCATGCCACCCTGCTTGTCGGCCTCGAGGTTCGCGCTGTAGGCCGCCTGGTTGTTCAGGTCCTTGCGGACGGCGGCGACCAGTGCGCCGTTGAAGTCGACGGCCGATCGCTGCTGCGGGGTGAGTGCGTCGTACTCGGCCTGCGTCATGTGCTGGGTCGAGCCGGGAGTGGTCGGTGTGCTCGCCTCGTCGGGCGGGCGCAGCATCGCGAGCCGGTCCTTGCGGTCGACCTGGCGCCGGCTGGCCTGGTACTCGTCCTTCGGCGGAGGAGTCGTGAGCTGCTGGTACTCGGCCATCGTGTGGTCGCTGGGACCGTGAGCGCCCCACGGGTCGGACGGGTGGAGCTGGGCGTACATGTACGCCTGCATCCGGTCGCCACCCTGCGACGCCGGGAGCGCGGTCATGCCGGTGCCGTGGCCCACGTCCTCGGGCTTCATGCCGAGGTTGGCGGCCGCCGGCACAGCCTTGTCGGCTGCCTCACTGAGACCGGGCGTCGGGCTGAAGCGCGCCTGCAGCCAGGCGTTCTGGCCGGGCGTCATGTCCTGGCGGGTCGGAGCCTGCGGAAGCGGGTGGTTCCACGGGTTCAGACCCTGGGGGGCTGGTGACCCGGACCGGGTCGACGACGGAGCAGGCGTCGTCTCGGCACGGGGGTTTGCCTGAGCCCGCTGCAGCCGGGGCATGGGGGCCCGCTGCGTGTCCAGGTCACCAGCGCTCTGCATGGTTACTCCTCCGGGTTGAGCTGGGCGTAGCTCGGTGCCTTGTTGACCCCGAGCAGCCAACCGAAGCCGGGCCACACGTGCTCGGCCAAGAGGTTCACCACGAGATTGAACAGCCCGACCAGGATGGCGAAGGCGGCACCGGCGAGCACAAGCTGCGTGTTCTCGTCGATGTTGACCTCGATGCCGTGGTCGAGGAGCCACGAGAGTCCGGCCGTGATGAGCAGCGGCACCCACACCGAGCAGGCGGTGCGGATCGCTGCCACGATCTTGTCGTGGAGCATGGGCTACGCCGGGGTGTGGGTGTCGACACCAGCGGTGTCGTACCAGTGGGACGTGGGCGTGGCGCCGTTGGCCACGACGACCTTGTTGGTCGTCGAGTTCAGCACCATCTTGCCCTTGGCCTTGTTCTTGACGTTGATGGGATCCGTCGCAGTGGTGAGCTGCGTCGTGGTCGCCTGCGGCAGAACGAGGCTGGCCGAACCCCGGGACGTGTTGAGCCCCAGGTTCTTGCTGTTGAGGTCAGGCATTGTCTTGCTCCTTCTTCTCGAGGGCGGAGAGCCGCTCGTCTACTTCGGCAAGCGTCTCTTCGAGGCGCTCTCGGATCGGCCCGACCTCGGACAGATGAAGCGTGAGGTCAGTCCGGATGGAGCGGATGGTCTCAGCGTTCGTGCGCCCCTCGCGCATGTGCTGGGCCATCCACTCGGTGAGCCGGTCAACCGAGTCACCGAGGTTCTTGGAACCGTGGTTGGTGATGATGTTCGAGCTGATTGCCTGCGTCTCGGACCGGGTGTCCTTGACGACCTTGTTGTTCTCACGTGCGAGCTTGAGCATCTCGCCGCCGTACTTCCACAGCAGCACGTAGATGCCGATGAAGAAGATGGCGGTGACTGCCCACACCGAGTCAGCGGCAGCAACCGCGTCGGCCAGATCACCCATGACTGCGTCCCCTTGCTGTAGAGGACGCCAGCACCGATGGCTCCTGACCTACGGTGCTGGCGTCCACGTCCGAGTGTGCTACTTGCCGCCCTCGGAGCGCTCCTTCTCGGGAGACTCCGCGGCCTCCTCCTGAGGTGATCCCTCGGGAGGACCGCCACCAGGCGGCGTGGCGCCCTCCGGCGGCTGCCCGCCACCGGGGTGACCGCCCGGCGGACCACCGGGGTGGCCACCGCCGCCGTGCTCGCCGCCACCACCAGCACCCTGGAGCGCGTCGATGGCGACACCGGCGAGATCCTGGATCTGCTTGAGCAGCTCGATGAGCTTGTCCATGTCGAACTCCTTCTGGTCGTACGGCCGAGCCTATGCGGCGAGCGCCAGGTTGTGACGCTCGCCGCGCGGGCTCACTGGCCGGACGAGTCCGTGGTGTCGTCGCCTGCGAGCAGCGGGTTGCGGTGAGCAACGTCGCCGGTCGCCTGGACGGTCAGCCCGGCGTCGAGAGCGGAGGTGCTCTCGTACGGGCTGGTGAACCACTCGGGCCGGCTCTTCTTCGTGACGGCGCCGGACAGCGGGTAGGTCACGGGGCTCACGCCGGTCTGGGCGCGGGCCGCGGCCACCTTGGCGGCGACGTTGGTGAAGGAGTCGGACACGACCTGGAGGCCGGAGATCGACGCCGGGAGGAACAGCGGCACGACGCCCTCGGACATCTGGTCGATGACCCAGCAGTCGTAGCTGAAGTCCTGCACGTACTCGGTGCCCTTGAAGCGGACACCACCGTCGGCCTGGCGACGCTCGCTGAAGTGCTCGTACGTCTGGACCGAGTTCTTGTAGGCGGCGAGCGCGACGACCTGGCGCTTGGTGCGCGAGGCCGTGCCCGAGTCGGCGATCGGGTCGACCACGAGGGACGAGTCCGTGTAGACGCGGGGCAGGAACTCCGGGTGGATCTTGACCAGCTTCCACGACCCCTTCAGGGTGCCGAGGTAGCCGGCCGCGTTCGCACCGGAGATGTCGCCGTCCTTCAGCAGCTTGAACGCCGACTCCGTGCCAGCACCGGCGTCGATGAGCGCGTTGATGAACACGAGCTCGAGGGCGCTGGTGATGAGCAGGAAGCGCTCGTTGTTGCCGAAGTTGCTGTCGAACCAGTTGTCGCTGAACAGCAGGGTGAGGGCGTCGAGCGTGGACAGCGGGTCCGTGTCGTTGAGGTACATCCCCTTGATCGTGGCGAAGGACGGCTGGATCTGGTTGTCGTAGTCCTCGCCCGGCTCGGCGATCCACTTGTAGTCCTGCGCGTCACCGGTGTTGCTGATCCGGTAGGCGTCGGCGTTGGAGGGACCAGGCGTGTCGGCAGCGGTGCGGGGCACCAGCTTGCCGGTCATGTGGCCCAGGCACGCCGCGAGCAGGCAGTACTTGTCGTGGTCGCGGAGCACGGTGGTCTGCATCTTGCGACCGGTGTACTCCTGGACGATGTTCTTGATCGGCGAGTAGCGGAGCTGCTCGTCGAAGACGGTGAAGCCGAAGCTGCGGTGGCGGCTCATGGAGTAGGTGCGCCACTCGATGGGCGGCACGCCGTTCTTCCACTCGCCGGTGAACTCGCTGCCGGAGTAGTGCTCGGACCCGATGCGACCGAGCTCAGCGTCGACGATGTAGTCGTCGACCCGGATGTCGGGCACGCGGATCGACCGGGCGTTCGGGTTCGGCTTGATCTCCGAACCGGTGAACATGCCGGCCACCGGCGACGTGATGCGAAGGTACGTGGCCAGAGCGACCTGGTAGTCGGTCAGGCTGTCCTTCTGGACTGGTGCGACCATGTCGCCCCTCCTCGTGTGTTGGGCCTGAACCTCAGGCGCTTGCTGGCAGAACTGTAGGGGCGGCTGCCTCTACAGGTGCAACTGTTGGAGCACTTGTTGGCGAACCACTATTACTTCCCGGCTCCATCACACCTAGCTTCTGGAGCAACAGGCTCATGTTCTCCGCGAGCTGGGCCTGGCCAGCCTGCAGATGCTGGATCGCGGCACTGTTCATCTCGAGCTCGAGCTCGTTGCCGGAGGACATTCCCTCGATGCGACCCTCGAGGTCAGCGATGCGCTGGTCACGGGCCGACACCTCCTCGGTGTCGCCGTTCTTCCAGAGCAGGCCGAGCTCCTTGGCCGAGGCCGAGCCGGACAGCTCGATCTGCTTCTGGACGATGTAGGCCATGGCCCGCACCGCCTGCTGCATCATCTGCTGGTCACCGCTGTTGGCGATCGCCGGCATGGACTGGCTGAGCGGGATGAACAGCTGGTTCAGGATCCGCAGCTGCTTCTCGTCCTCGAGCTCGGTCAGGGATCCGGGGACGCAGCGGACGTAGTACTCGGTGGCCATGTCGCTGAAGTCCAGCTTCAGCGTGCCATCGTCGTCGAAGTCCTCCGGCGCCACTCCGGCCTCGAGCAGCTTCATGCGGGTGTCGCCGCTGGGCTGTACCTTCTGGACGCCCTTGAGCTCCTGGAAGTAGATGGTCAGCGCGTAGGAGCAGTAGTGGCTGAAGAAGGCTTCGATCGCCTTCTGGTAGTTGTTCGTGGTGATGTCGACCAGGGCGGTCTGAGCGTCCACACCCTGAGGTGTGTTGCTCATGCCCTGGGCGTTGCCGGTGCCACCGCCAGCAGCCATCGCCATCTGCGGGTCGGCGCTTCCGACGAGGCCGACCATCGAGCCGAGGTTGTCCCGGCTGATCTGGCTGTACTGCATCAGCGTCTGCGTGTTCACCTCGAACGCCTCGACCTTGGCGTTGGGGTTCGAGATCTGCGTGAACTTGCCGGGGCTCAGGTTCGGGATCGAGTTGACGGTGCCGTAGCCGATGATGCTCGGGTTGATGTTGCGATACCAGAGCTTCATCGCACCGTTGAGCATCAGGTCCTGGAAGTCCTGGCGGCCGACGAGCAGCTCGACCTGGGACTTGCCGAGCGGCTGCTGGCTGTCCTTCTCGAGCACGAGGAAGTGGACGGGGTGCTGCTTGAGCGGGTGCTTGTTCTTCTCGATCCGGAGCAGCACCTTGGTGCTCTCGTGGAAGGTGAGGAACGGCTCGCCGGTGTCGGTGTAGAGGGTGATGATCTCGTAGCCCTCGGGGATCTGGTGGTGCTTCTTGGTCTGGTGGTCGACCGACTGCTGCTCGCGAGCACGCGGCGGGTTCTTCACCATCAGCCGCAGCGCCGCCGTGTCCCAGCCGGGCGCCTCGTCACGGATCAGTGCCATCGCCTCACCCTTGGTGAGATAGCGCCGGACGAACACCGAGGTGGCCAGGCGCACGTCCTTGCAGCCGGGCTCGGGGAACACGTCGCGGTAGTGGATCGTGTCGTACTTCATGTACCAGGCGCCCTTGGCATCCTCGAGCAGCACCGGCAGCACGCAGTCGAACCCGAGCGTCAGCGCGGTCTTCGTGCTGGCAAACAGGTTCTGCTGCATGTCGTTGCTGTAGAGGTCGGAGCCGATGACCTTGGTGGTCAGCACGTGCCGGCTGAAGATGCCCTTCAGCGAGTCGTCGTCGAACTTGGAGACGACCTCGACGTTGGGCGCGTTCTGCACGAGGTTCCGGGCGATGCGCCGCACCAGGCCGGCGGTCTCGCCCGAGCTGATGTTGGGCAGGTCCGGCTTCGGGGAGATGACCTCGCCGTCGGCCAGCTTCTCCAACGTCTCGTAGCGGGAGACGCGCATGTCCATCTCGCGCTTGAAGCGGTTGTACATGTGGTACACGTGGTCAGCGCAGGGCGCCATGGTCCGGAACTCGAGGCTCCCGTCACGCGGGTCGATGGTCCGGGAGTCGTACCACTGATCGAAGTCAGTGATGGGCTCATGCCCCGTCATTACTGCCACTGCTTCAGCCTTCCTCGCTCAGACCAGACTCTCTCACGCCGGACGTCTGCACGCCGGATGATCGGGTTCGTCGTGTTGATGAATGGGATGGAGTCGCCGTACGGAGCAATGGCGTGGGGAGGTGCGTACATCTTGTTGTAGTTCGGGTAGCCGCGGCTGGCGTAGCCACCGCCACCGCCGTAGCTGCGGTGGCCGTAGCCACTGCGGCTGTAACCCGAGGTGCCCTTGTTCTGGTAGGGCGTGTAGGGCGTGTACTGCTGCTTCGCCGCTTCCTTGATCGCATCCTCGATCGACTTGCCGATCTCGACGTCGGTCGGGGTGTAGCGGCTGTCATCGACGAGCTCGAGAGCTCGCATGCCGGTGTTGATCCGGTTGATGTAGTCGGTGGTGTTCAGGCGGCTGTCGGTGCCGGTGGAGCCCTTCTGGCCCGGGAAGCCCTGCTCGGAGGTGTAGAGCCGCTTCACGGGCTGGATGCCGAGGGCGGTCATCAGGTTGCCGCGGGTGATGCCGGTGGCCCACGGCCGACCGTCAGGGCCCATCACGTAGGTGGTGTTGAGCTGGTTGTACGTGGCCATCGGCTGGTAGCTGATGTTCTTCGAGAAGAGGATGTCACCGAGGCCCTGGACCGAGGGGTCGGACGTTGGCCCGTACCAGAGCCGCTTCATGCGGGCGGTGGCCTTGGTCTGGTCGAGGCCCATGTCGACGCCCTCTTGGATCAGCTCCTTCGTCCACTCCTTCGCGATCTCATCGCGCATGGTCATCGGGACGTAGATGCCGGCCAGGCTCGGGCTGTCGAGGGTGACGCTGTTCTTCATGATGCCCCAGTACACGGCGCGGGCACCGGCCTTGGTCAGCGCCTCGCGGCCAGCCTTGTCGATCACCGACAACGGCTCGACCGCGCCCTTCTGCTCCATGTACTTCTCGTGGGCGATCTTGTCGAGGTTGTTGTAGAGGTCCCAGTCCTTGGTGCGCATGGCCTGGCCCTTGAGGGCGTAGCGAATCTCGTCCTCGGTGATGAGCGGCTGGCCGCCCTGGTCGCCAGAGATCTTGCGGACCAGGCCCTCGACCTCCTCCTTGGTGGAGGGAGTCTTCGGGACCTCCTGGGTCTTGACCGGCATGTTCTTGCGGTAGTAGTCGTTCTGTCCGCCGGTCAGGCCGGTGAACAGCGACATCGCGGTGGCCAGCGTGAAGCGGTTCTCGGTCAGCGCGTGCAACGTGCCGGACGCCGTGGAGCGGCCGAGGTAGCCCATCACGAGCTGGCCGGTCTCCGGGTCGACGTGCGGGGTCAGCGCAGTGTCCTGGCCGTACGGCTCGCCGACGATGTCCTTCTGGATCGTGCCGTCGCTGTCGGTCTGCGGCAGCTTGTACGGGTCACGGTCGTAGGCGTCCCAGCTGGTGTAGAGCTGGTTGACGAACGAGTTCTCGAAGAGCATCCGCTCGTACACACCGACGCCGTTGGTCAGCAGGGCCGCGGCCTTGACCATGTTGTGCGGCCCGCCGAGCGCAGCCTCGTCGTCGGCCATCGAGGCGAACTCGTGGGCGGTCTCGACCGCGTCGGACCACATCATCGTGTTGATCAGCGGGAACGAGCCGACGGCATCCTGGAAGCCCCAGGTGACCTGCTTGAAGTCGCCGGTCTCGTAGAAGCGCTCCATGCCGAGGATCGGGCTGACGAACTGCTTGAGCGTCCAGTTCAGCCCGGCCATCGACCGGACGCCACCGGGCGCACTCGGGTCGCCGACCTGGAAGTAGGAGCCGAGACCGAACGGCAGCGAGTCGAGGAAGATCGAGTCGCTGTTGCGGAAGTCGTTCTCGACGGCGCGCGGGTCGTAGACGAACGGTGCACCCTGCAGCTTCGCCATCCGCCGGCGCTTCTTGGTCTCGTCGTCCTCACCGGACAGGCCGAGGCCACCGGCCATCATGCCCGCCATGAACAGGCCGGTGTGGGTGAGGCCGCCACGGATGAAGGACCGGGACAGGTCGACACCCTCGAGGACGGTCGACATGTCGAAGTTGGCCTCGTCGTCGGGAGTGATCTCCTCGCCGTTGGCCTTGGCCTGCAGCCGGGACCAGAACGTCACCGGGTGCTTCAGCGCGTTCGTGCGGCCGTGCAGCACGGCGGCGGTGAAGTCGCTCATGCCCTGCATGCCGGTGATGGTGGTCATCACGTTGAAGGCGTAGTTGGAGAACAGCAGCGGCATCTTCAGCAGCACGGTGCCGAGGAACGAGGTGGCGCTGTTGGTCGACTCGGACAGCGGCTCGTAGATCCCGCGCAGCGCCAGTGACAGCGGCGTCGCCTTGAGCGAGCGGAACTGCGCGATCGCGTTGGTGCCGGCCAGGTGGAGCTCGGGCGCGTTCTTCTGCAGCCACTGAGGATCCATCTGGAGGTTGTCCATCAGTGAGTCGATGGTGAGGTTGTGCTCGCCCGGCGAGAACGCGACCTCGTCCATGACGGCCTCGAAGTAGCGGCGGGCCAGGGTGTCGGACCGCATGCCCCACGTGGGGTCCTGCATCTTGGCGCCGAACTTGGCGTAGTTCTCGAGCCACTTCTCGACCTTGCCGATGCCGTGCATCGACGGGCGCAGGTACATCAGGTCGCGGTAGACCATGGCCTTGAAGTCGTTACGCTGGCCGAGGACGGCGTAGACCTCCTTGGCCCGCTTGATCTGGTCGGGGCTGTAGCGGGCGGTGATGCCGAACTGCTCGGCGTACTGGCCGAGGCCGGTCTCGCTCAGCTTGGCCTCAGCCATCGCGAGCTTGCCCTGCGTGCTGTGGCCGACCAGCAGGTTCGCGGCACGGTCGAGGGTGCCGCGAACCCACTGCTCAGGTCCCATGGAGAACCACAGCGCGGGGTTGATCATGGCGGTGCCGACCCGGAGGTTGATCAGCATCCGCGCCAGGGCGTTGGTGTTCGTCGACATGTCGATGAACTTCTGCCCGTTCTTGCGCAGGTCCTTGACCGTGATGTCGAGCGGCATCGGGACGCCGTTCTCCTTGCGCCACTGGCGCATGGCCTCGCGGCGCTTGGCGATCACGGCGGTCGGAGCGTGCTTGGAGGTCTGCGGACCAGACACCCAGTTCTCGCCGGTGAGGTCGCCCATCGTGGCGCGGGTCGTGTCGAGCACGATCGGGTCACGGGTGAGCCGGTTCATCACATCGGAGACCGAGGAGCGCAGCTGGATGTAGTCGTCGTTGGTCTGCGGGTCCAGCAGGAACATGGAGATCCGCGAGTCCATCGAGACCGGCAGGTTCAACAGCGACTCAGTCGCGGCCTGGTAGGTGTGCATGTGGCCGTCGAGCGCCAGCAGGAAGGCGGAGTCGAAGAGGTTGTCGCTGGTGAGCGCGCCACCGAGCGAGATCTCGACGTAGTCGTCCCAGGTCTTGGCGATCTGAGACTTGGCCTCGAGCGAGGTGCGCAGAGCGAACGGCGTCAGCTTGTTCTGGTTCTCGGTGAAGATGATGCGCAGGTCGTTGACGTGCATCAGCGGGACCATGCCGCTGATCGTCGGCAGGTAGCCGTCCTTGACGTTGGCCAGCATGTCGTCGAGCGCGAGCAGCGCGTTCTTCTGCGTGATGCCGCGGCTGACCTCTGCGTCGGCGTCCATCGAGCTGGGCTGGCCGAGCAGCTGGCGGACCCAGAAGTCCACCATCGGTGCGTAGGAGTCGCGCAGGCCGAGCGCATGCACGACCTGGAGCCGCTTCGCCTTGTAGGAGTTGCGGCCGGCCTGGTCCCAGCCGTTGATGTCGTCGACCGGGATCTCCTGGCGGTACTGCACCATGGCGTCACGACCGTTGTGACGGCGAGCTGCCTCAGCCGGCATGTCGCGGCGCCAGCGGGTGCCGGCGTCGGCGTCGGCCAGGCGGTTCATCAGCCGCCAGACACCGCCGTCGACGACGTCCTCGTCGAAGCGCTCGAGGCCCTTGCCCTCGGTGAAGACCCTGGTCTTCGCCAGGTCACCGGCGTACGTGGTCTGAGCGCCGGTGGCGAGGTAGGCGATGGCCGCGCTGTGCGAGCTGACGGCGCCGTCCTGCATCTCGGAGAAGGCCATGCCGTTCTTGACCGGGTTGTCGCCGGAGGAGTGGACCTCGGCGATCTGCAGCCAGCCGGACAGGTTCTTCGTTGTGTCACCGGTGCCGGGTGTGGACTTGGCCGGCGCCACAGCGGCAGCGAACGCAGCGCCCTCAGCGGAGAGCACGTCGCTGTGGCGCGGCATCTCATAGCCGCTGTCGGTGGAGAGCGCCTCGGCGTAGCGCATCAGGTCACGCGCGATGCCCTGCTTCTTCCACTTGTCGAGGATGTCGACGCTGATGATCTCGCCGTCGTTGGCGTCGTACCAGAAGTGGCCCATCGGCCACCGCTCGCCTTCCTTGTCGACGCGGAGCTTGACGATGGGGCGCTCGACACCGTCGACCATGTGGGCCTCGGTCGAGACGCCGACGGTCATGCCTCGGTCGGTGAACAGGCGCTCGGCCTCGTTCAGCGACATGACACCGGACTTGGCCGGCGTGCCCATGCGGATCTCGAGAGTGAAGTCTTCGGCCAGGCTGTAGCCCTCGCCGGGGTTGAACGGGCTGTTGTTGAACTGCTTGTTGAAGCGGCGGTTCATCTCCTTGCGCAGCTCGGAGCCGTGCGGGGCGAAGTCGAAGACCTGGGTGAACAGCCGCGGCATGAGGATCGACTGGCTGTCGGGCGTGGCGTTGTTGTCGTTGAAGCCGCCGGACTTCAGCACGTCGTCGACGCGGGCACCGGGCGTCATCAGGTAGAGCACCAGGGCCCGGGTGATCTGGGCCTCGGGGCTCTGCGGGTCTGCGATCTCGGAGACCCAGTCCTCGGTGGTGAGGTTGGCGCTGGCGTCAGCCACCGGCTTCAGCATCGCGGAGATCATGGCCGGGAACCGCGAGCTCGTCATCAGCTCGTCAGCGGCCTCGATCGTCAGGCTGTCGCGTCCGGTGGCGATCGCGTACAGCAGCGCGCGGGCGTTGGCCGGCGAGGTCTTGAAGACCTTGGCCACGTCGGGCAGGAAGTCAGCACCGAAGATCGCGATGGCGTTGCGGTGGTTGTTGATGATCCCGTCGAACGCCTCCTTGCTGATCGTGTCGTGCTGGCTGACGATCATGTCGATGCCCCAGCCGGGGAAGAACCCGTGGTCGGGAAGCTTGATGCGCTCGCCCATCGGCGTGAGCATGTACTTCATCCCGTTCCACTCGACGACCTTCTTGTCGCCGAACTGCTGGAACGGAATGTTCATCTCCATGCTGAGGCCGTAGCCCGAGCGCGGGTTCACCGAGACGACCGTGCCGGTGTGGACGGTGGCCGCGTCCTCCGGGTCGGTCGGGAAGACCGCGATGTTGTGGGCGTCGGCCTTGTCCGGCATCGCGATCGACGTGAGCTTCTTGATCACGTCGTCCTTCGGCGCCTTGTAGCCGTGCCGGTACAGCACCACGTTGTGGTGGTTGTCGGTCAGCGGGATCATGTCGCCGATCTCGAACTGCTCACCCGGTGTCGGCAGCAGCGAGCCGGTGTTGGAGTCGATCCGCGCCATCAGCCGAGTCCAGGCGTGGTCGAAGTCGTCGTCGGCCTGCTGACGCTGCTTGCCCTTGAGGTGGCCGTTGGCCTGCTCCTTGAGGAGCTTCTGGCCGGCGGCGTCGTCGAGGCCCTTGAGGTGGGCGGCGACCTTGTCGACCTGGCTGGTGTTGCCGTACGACTCGACCGGCACGTTGAACCGGTAGAGGAAGTTGGACGGGATCAGGTCGACGCTGACACCGATGGCGGACAGCCGCTCGTTGTTGGGCCGGACCCAGGCCGAGTTCTCCTCGATGTCCTTGTCGGCCACGTGAAGGATGGCGACCATGCTGCGCTTGGAGATGCCGCGCATCTCGGTCAGCGTGGAGACTCGGGCCCGCTGGTTCGCGTAGCGGCTGACCGAGGTGTTCGGCTGCATCACGTGGCCGGAGCCGGCCATCCGCGAGTAGCCGAGGCCGTGGCCCTCGAGGTACTGCGAGAGCTCGGCTCGCATGTCACCGGTGCCGTCCGGTGAGGCCAGCACGATGATGGCTCCACGGTCGGCCAGGTAGTCGAGGCGCTTCTTCGCGGTCTCACGGTTGCCGCTGAAGGAGTCGAGCTCGACGACCACGATGTCGCCTGGGCTGACCCGGAAGCCCTTGCGGTCGTTGCCGAGGCTGTGCTCGTTGAGCTGGCCCTCGGGCATCTTCGCGTCGGACCAGCCCTCGCGGTAGACCCAGCCGGTACGGAAGCCATCGGCCTCGAGCATCGCGTCGACGTTCTGGATCATCATGCGACCGAGCATCGTCTCCTGCGGGTCGCGCATCCCGATGAAGGGGATGCCGGCGGCGATCCAGTCGAAGGCGATGTCCTCGGCGTGCAGGGCGTCCTCGCCCCGGGCGACGGCGGCCTGCAGGTTGCGCGACGGGTCGAAGCCGCCAGTGCCACGCTGCATCATCTCCGAGCGGTCGAGGTCGGACTGGATCCGTGCCTCGGCGTAGAACTTGATCCGGGCGTCGAACCGGTTGCGCTCGGCCTCCGACATCTGGCCGCGGACGGTGAGCATCGACTGCCGGGCGCGGTTGGCGATCCGGGTCTCGTCGAGGGTCTTCGTCTCACCGCTGACGCCCTTGATGAACCGGCCCAGCATGTCGGGCGTGACGCCCCGGTAGCGCTTGACCTGAGTGATATCGGGCGTCAGCTGGTCGCCGAACAGGCGCTTGACGCCCTGGTCGCCGGTCTCACCGAGCATCGAGCGGAGCACGTCGTCGGACGGGATCCAGAGTGCGGCGTCGTTGAACGGCAGCGGCGCGCGGTTGCCGTCGGCGTCGGGCGGGTTGTTCCGCTGGAACTCCATGACCTGCTCCGCCGACCACAGCACCGGGCTGCCGTTGGCGTCGGTGCCTCGCACGAAGTGCCGGATCTTCAGGCCCTTCAGGTGTGCGTTGTAGTACTCCGGGTCGAGCGTGCCGAAGCCGAGGTCGGTCTCGGTGAGGATGCGAGCCTTGGCCCGGAGCATGCCGGCGAAGTCGTCGGCCCACGTGCGCTCGATGGACTCGACGGTCGCCTTGTCGGGGCCGGTGAAGTTCTGCAGCGCGGGCATGCCCAGCTTGCTGGCGTCCAGCGCCTGAGCCTGCGCGGTGGGGCTGATGCCGCCCGGCCGGAACCACAGCGTCTCGAGGAGGCCGTTGGCCGAGTCACCCGGCAGCTTGAAGCTGGTGCCCTCGAAGAAGAGGTTGTTCGCGAACTCGCCGTCGCTGGGCTGCGACTCGGGGTGGAAGAACTCCACCATGACACCGATGGAGTCCGGCTTCACCTTCTTGGCGTCGGCCAGGAACTCGACCGTGCGCTGGATGCGGGACAGGTGCACAGCCTGGTAGCCGGTGGTCGACGCCTCCTCGACCGACCAGAACGGCACGCCGAGGTTCTGGTCGTACTTGAACAGGTCCTCCTGCGTCACCTCGCCGGTCTCCGGGTCGACGAAGGTGGCGACCACACTGCGGGCGAAGCGGTTGTTCAGCATCGCCCGCGGCGTCGGGTTGTTCGTGCCGTCGGGCATCGTGACGTCGACCTCGTCGAAGTCGGAGCCGTTGGTCAGGTTGAACCAGGTGAGGCTGGTCTTCGACAGGTACGCCTCACCGGGATCGGTGTAGGACCGGCGCATCGCTGCAGCGATCGTGGCCTGGAGCTTCGGGCTGACACCGGCCTGGCTGATGGCCGGCTCGGCGGCGGCGGAGTCGAGGCGAGTGTTCGCCTCCATCGACGCACGCGCCGTGTCCGGAGTCCAGCTGCCGAGGCTGTGCTCCTTGAACAGCGTCCGCCCCAGCACCTCGACGACCTGCTGGGGCACCTCGGTGTTCGTGCGCCCGGCACGAGCAGCGATCTCCATGCCTGCCTGGATCAGCGGGGAAGTCTGGTCCAGCAGAGGGTCTGCGATGTAGGAGAACGATGCGTCGAAGTAGCGCGCGTCGTACACGCCCTGGCTGGTGGAGACGTCGGGGAACGGCGGCGTGCTGATCCCCGGCGCCGTCATCGTGGTCGCGTCGGTGATGTAGACCGCGATCACCGCGCGACTGAGCTCGGCCCACTCGTCGTCGGACAGGTCCGGCTGGCCGGTGCGGGCCGAGTCGAGGATCTGGTAGGTGTACTTGTCGAGGGTCTTCTTGGACGCCATCATCGAGTCGACCCAGGCCAGGTGGCTCTGGATGAACGAGTGGATCGCGTCCTTCTTGGCCGCCGACTGGTCGGCCTCGCCCTTCTTGATGTTGAACATCGAGATCGCCCGGCCAGCCACACCGTCGGACTTGAGCAGGTCGACCCGCTCGACGAACCGGTCGTAGTCGGCCTGGAGTGCAGCGTGCTCCTTCTGGAGCTGGGCGACGGTGGCCGGGTCGCCAGCCAGCGCCGGGTCGATGCTCTCCGCTGCCTCGCGCTTCGCGTCCTCGAGCTGGATGGCCCGGGTGTCCAGCAGGTCCTGGATCATCGGGCCGAGCAGCGCCCGGTCCTCGGCCTTGATGCCGAGGTTGTCGGCGACCAGCATGTTGCGCTGCTGCAGTCCGACGAGCCGGTGAACCGCGCGGAGCGGGTCGACGCCTGCGGTGGTGGGCGTCATCGCCAGCGAGGAGGCCGACTGCAGCGCGACCGCGAAGTCGTAGTAGGCGTCGCGGGTGAGCTGCTCGATCTCGTAGTTGGTGAGCTGGTGGTCGGCAGCCGAGGTGCGGGCGATCACCAGGTCGTTGACCGCGCGCTGCACTCCGAAGTGCGCCAGGTTGCCGCCGAACTTGCTGGCGCTGGACTCGACCAGCATCAGGTAGCGCATGGCCGCGTCGTACGACAGCCGGTCGTTCTTCGGGAACAGCTCCTTGTGGGAGTTGCCGTTGAGCAGGGACTTCAGGTCCTTGCCGACCAGGAGCTGGTTCGACAGGTAGCCGGCGGCGTTGGCCTCGAGGACCTGCGGGAACAGGATGGCCCGGGCCAGCGGCCGGGTGTCGGCGTTCTTCAGCAGCTTGATCATCTGCTTGGCGTCGGGCTGCGTCCACTCCACGGTGCGACCCTCGTCGTCCATGGTGCGGACGCCGTCCTTCGCCAGCAGCGCCATGTTGCCCGACACGGCGTCGAGGTTGCTGGACGTCATCATCGCCATCAGCCGCTCGTAGTTCACGGTGTAGCCGCGGGCGTCGCGCAGCGCGTCGAACATCCCGTTGAGCCGGACGTTCTCAGCGGTCTTGCCCTTGGTGTGGGACTGGGCGTTGAGCCCGCGCACCGCACCGATCGTCTGCAGGAGCATCTGCTGGCTGCCGACACCGACGATGTAGTCGTTGCTGTGCTCGATCGCCAGCACGAACTGCCGGTGGAGCTCCTCGTCACCGGCGTCGACCGCGACACTCGGGTCGTCGAGGTGGGCCAGCCACCGCTCGACCGCGCTGATCACCTGGAAGTCGGAGGCGATCGACGCCTTCTCGGTCGCCAGGTCGGAGACCAGGTTGTCGGCGGCCACTCGGAGACTGGAGATCGCCTCACGGAGCTCGGCCCCGTCGAGTGCGGTGGTCCAGCCGCCGTGGGCCTTGTCCTGGTCGAACTCCGCGACGTCGTCGACCCAGGCGGTCAGCGGCGCCTGGTTGCCCCGGACGCCCGGCGTCATGTTGACCCAGCGCATGAACTCGCTCAGGTCGGTGGACTTCTCCATCTGCATGATGAACTGCTCGAGCATGAGGCCCTTGTCAGGGCTGGAGGACAGCGCGGAGACGATCCGGTGGATCCGGCGCGGCAGCCGGATGTTGTTGCGGCTGGCCTCACCCTCGGAGCCTTCGGACTTGCCCTGGTTGATGCCGAGGTAGTTGATCTCCGCACGCAGGATGTTGCGCCAGTAGTACATCTCCGCGTGCTTGGAGTCGGAGATCGCGAACATGTCGTAGACCCAGTTGGCGATGTGGAGGTTGTTCTCCTCGTCGACCCGGTAGACCGAGTTGACCGCGGCGTCCGGGATCAGATCCAGCAGCTTGCGGGCGAAGTCGGGGTTCGCATCGAGCATCCGCTCGACGGTCTCGGCCGCGGTCTCGCCGTGCTTGCGCGGGGAGATCGCGATGAACTTGTTGAGCGCCGTCACGATCCGCTCGTGCGCGTTCTGGAACGAGTCGGAGATCCGGTCGCTGCGCTCGGCGAACTCGCCGGTCAGCTTGCCGGCCTTGTCGATCGTGAGCCGGTGGTGGCCGACCGCGAGGATCGAGTCGACCACCGCGCGGTAGGCGGTGATCTCTCCGGCCCGCATCTCCTCGAGACCGTAGGGGATGTTCTTGCTGCGCTTGCGACCGAGGTACTCGGCCTCACCCCGCAGCTCGGAGTCCATCAGGTAGCGGGTCTGCTCGGACGCACCGACGTAGGCGCGGGTGAACTGCTCGACGGTGAGCTGGGGGCCGAACACGTTGGCCGCCTCACCGAGCAGCGCGAACATCTGCTGGCTGCCGACGACCTCGACGAACGCGCGCTCAGCGTTGACCGGGTGGTCGGACCCACCGGGCCGGGTCATCGACTCGAGCGTGGCGTACCGGGCCTGCAGCTCCGGGCTCACCGCCAGGATGCTGGCCTTCTCGACACGGTCCTCGGCGATCGAGCGCTTCAGCAGCATCTGTGCCAGCGTGATCGTCTTCTTGCCGCCGACGATGTTGCCCTTCGAGTCGTAGTCCCAGTCCGTGACGGCGGTGTTCGCCAGCACGGCCAGGGTCTCGGAGGCGTTGACGGTGTAGCCGAGCTTCGCGCTGATCTGCTCGGCGCTGGACTCCGACAGCGCCAGGAGCTGGGCGTAGACCCGGGTGGTGATGTCGTCCTTGCCGCGGATGTCGTCGAGCGCGCTACGGGTGAGGCGCTGGCCCCACTCCTCGTAGATCGCGGCGAGCTCGGACAGCCGCTCCTGCGTGGGAGCCTGGTCGGCGCTGAGCACCGAAGCGAGCTGGCTGGCGTAGTGGAGCTTCTGGTCCTTGCGGAACATCGTGTCGCCCGCAGTGATCAGCCCGACCTCCTGGCCGATCGTGGCCGACCTGGCAGCGCGGCGCTCGCGCACCTCGTTGCTCTGCTGGTTCGGTGCCACGACGTCGGAGTTGGGCTGGGGGCTGATCATCGGGCGGTTGGCGGCGTAGTTGCCCTGGAACTCCTGGAAGCTGGTGCGCACCAGCTGGTCGATCCAGAGCCACTCGTTGCTGAGGTTGCCGTGGGCGAACTCGGTGATCTGTGTGCCGGCCTCGGACGCGAGCCCATCGAGCAGCGCGCTGCGTGCGCTCTTGACGTTGGACTCGACCGCGTCGTTGAAGTTGCGGAGGATCCGGTCGAGCACGACCTGGTCCACGACGTTGGCGTAGCGCCGGCGGATGCTCGCACCGATCTGCGTCAGCGTGGCGCTCGCGTACTTCTGGATCGCCTGGTTGCGACCAGTGAGCGCCTCGGACATGTAGTCGGTGATGAACTCCTCGTACTTGGGAGCGCCGACGTTCACGTGCTCACCGGCGCCGACGAAGTTCTGGCCGCTACGCCCGTTGGCGTACGACGCATCGTCGAGCACGAGCTGGGCGAGCTGGCGCACCTTGTCGCCGTCGTAGTCGCCACGCAGTGCAGGCAGCAGCGCGTGGGAGATCTGCACCACGTTGTCGCTTGAGTAGAGCGTGAGCTGCTCGGACGCCTGCGGCACGAGGATGTGGTAGGAGCCCGAGTCGGCGTGCGGGTCGCGGGCGAACACCAGGGACACGGCCTTGGCCAGATCGAGCTTGTCCTGGTCCGACATCGGCTCGGCCACGCCCTCGATGTCGACGCGGTCGAAGGCGTCCTGCAGGAACTGGTTCATGCTGCGGACCTCGGCGACGATCTCGGCCGGTGTCACACCGTCGGCGTGGATCCGCTGCAGCCGCTGCTCGATGTCGTCGTTGACGCGCTGGCTCCACACCAGCACGCGCTCGGTGTTGTCGAGCAGCACCTGGGCCCGCGCGCCCTTGTCGATCAGGTCCTGGTTCGTCGGGTCGGTGGCCAGCGCCTTGGTGGCCTCGTCGACCTGGGCCTTGAGGTAGTCGCGCTGGATGGCCAGACCGCGACCGTGGTTCAGGAGGTTGATCGCCAGCTGGCGGGCGCTGCTCCCCACGGCATCACCGCGCCAGCTGGCGTCCTCGAGCTGGATCATCGCGAACGCACCATCGGTACGGCGGGTTCCGTGCTCGAGGTCTGCGGCCAGCTTGTTCTGGTAGGCGTCGTGCACCTTCTCGATGTGGACGACCGAGCCGGTCTGCCGCATCGCCATGTCGGAGCTGGCCTGCTTGTAGGCCGCCTTGAGACTCGAGGTCTCGATGGCGGAGAGCGCCGAGAGGGAGCGCTGCTGCACCTCGGTCATCGCGTTCCACTCGTCACGGCTGAGCTTCGCGCCACCGGTGCGCATCTCGTAGGCCGCGGCAGCCTGGCTGTAGGCCTGGGTCGCCGGGTCGACCGCGTGGGCCTGGAACCCCAGCCCCATGCCGGCACCGGCCGCGAACCCGTAGAGCGCGCTGGTCCCGATGTCGGACAGGGAGATCGACTGGTTGTGGCTCAGGTTGTCGAAGACCGACTGCAGGCCCTCCTCGTAGCCCTCACCCATCGCGTTCACCACGATGGAGGTGAGGCGGCTGTCGCCCTGTGCCATGGACCGGGCCGCGCGGTAGAAGTCGTCGGCGCTGTAGGCACCGCCACGCTTGGCGGCCATCCGCATCCCGATGATCCGCGCGCTCACGTTGCCGAGCTGCTCGGACGGCGCCAGCAGCGCGAGGGTGGCCTTCTTGCCGGTGACGTTGCCCGCCTCGTCCAACGTCCACCGGACACCGACGTGCTCGAACTCGCGACCGGCCTCGGCACCGGTGGCGTTCGCAGCGCCCTTGCGGAACATGTTCAGCTTGTTGCCGAACCGGCCGACGGCACCAAGGCCACCCTCGTAGACGGTCTGCTCGCCAGCAGCCCGCAGGCCGGAGTCGACCTTGCCGGCCAGGCCGTGGACCATCCCGAGCTGGACCGCGTCGATGCCGACCTTGCCGATGCCCGCAGCACCGGAGACCAGGTCGACGTGACCCTTGTCGTCGCGGAAGATGTTGTCGAACCCGCCGCGTGTGTAGTCGAAGGACTTGCCACCGGTGGCCGCGAGCTCGGTGACCTCGCCACCGATCGTGCCCGCCATCTGCGTGGTGTAGAGCAGACGACCGACCGGGCTGCCGAACTGCAGCACGGAGTCGGCGACCGTGGCCCCGACGTCGGCCACCTGGAGCCACTTGCTCACCGTCCGGTCGCCCTTGTCGTCGAGCCGGTAGAACTCGGACTGACCGTCACCGGCATGCCCGAGATCCGCGACGCCCTGCGTCACGTTGGAGATCGGGGACAGCAGCCGTCCACCGAAGCCGGACCACTGCTGCACCGCCGTGCCGACACCGGCGAGTGTGGAGTTCTCCTTGAAGCTCATGGACGTGATCTCGGCAGCACGCGCGGCCTGCTGGTCGAGGGTGTCGCGGTTCAGCCAGGCACCGACGCCACCGACCGCGGAGCCGCCGAGGAACGCGACGCTGGTGGGGATCGCGTCCAGCGGCCCGAGCCAGGCGCCACCGACCGCGGTCACACCAGCAGCCAGCGTGCCGCCGGCCAGCGCGCCACCACCGACGATCGCAGCCTGGGACTTGCCCTCGGCGATCTCACCAGTGCGCCGGTCGACGTTCTCGTTGAACTCCTTGCTGGCCAGCATCTTGGGCACCTCGACGTTGTTCGTCTCGTGTGCCTGCTGGACCGCCGAGCTCAGAGCGGTGGTGGGATCGGAGTCGGCGTAGATGTGGGCCTTGGTCTTCGCGTCGAAGAGGATGTCGGCCATCATCAGGTTCGCAGTGGCCGGCTGGTTCTTGAACTCGTGGAAGACGTTGCCGACCTTCTTGCCGTTGTCGTAGATGTCTCCGAAGTGGAAGTCCTGGCCACTGCCGTCCGTCGCGGTGTGGTCCCAGGTCACGACACCCGTGGCGAACTGCGGCGTCTGGAACTGCTCGTTCAGCTTGCCCGCTTCGCCGGCCGCCTTGTTCGCCTCCATGGCGCGGGCCCAGAAGTCGGAGTCCCAGCCGTTGTTGGTGCCCTCGCGGTTCTGGCCGGTGTACCAGCTCTTCGCGGTGTAGGTCGTGGGATCGCCCGGATCGCTGCTCTGTCCGGGCGGCGCGTACGGGTCGTAGAGCCCGGAGTCCTGACGAGCCTTCGCGTCCTGCTGCAGACCGCTGGGGTTGGCGGGGTTGTTCGCCTGCTGGTTCGCGTACGGATCGTGCAGCTGCTGGGGCACCGCTCTACCTCCTCGACCGGAGCAGTGGCGGCTCCTGAGGCGTGAGCGTACACACACTTCGCGCCAACCGGTGCCACGACCCGGCGGGTCGTCACGTCCTTCCACCTAGCTTCTGGTGGCGCTTCTCGAAGCGTCAGCCAAACGGGGGTGCCCGATTGGCGCTTTCCCCTCGGTCGGCATCGTCTGGAAGACCGAACCGAGTGCTTCAGACCAATCGAGTGCTTCGTTTGGCACGGATGTTGGGATAAGCAAAAAAGTTTCCGTCCAGTACGAATATATACATATAAAACAAACAACACATACTATACCCCCTATACATATATATGTATGGTATATAGGATCCATATTCGATATGTAATAGGGATAACGTTGTGGAGTTTGTGTCAATCTGATTTTTGGATTGGTATGTGGATATCGGTCTAGCCGTAGCAGGCTTAGGACGTAAGGAGATGGTGGCCATGGCCAACAGCTGGGTTGAGCAGCTCATGCTGCAGACGATCAGTGAGGATTCGGCGGAGACCAAGGTCGCGCTGAAGACTCTCGAGGATCGTCACCTGGAGAAGCAGCAGGACTTGCGTGATCGCAAGGCACAGAGCATCGCTCTCTACGAGAAGATGCTCATGGAGGCTCAACGTCGTAAGGCGCGGCCGTCTGTGATCAACGCCTATGAGGCGTTGCTGGCACAGACGACGGCGGTCTGATTGCGGAGCTGTCATTAGTGCGTAAGCGCTAATGGCAGCTACTGCTTTTTTACATGCATGCATGCGGTGATGAGCAACAAAGAATAAAACAACCAGACACCTTCGCCTAGTCGCTCGACGCTTGCACCGCTGCTAAGCGGTGGCTAATCGTCATAGGCCAAGGTGCGCATGCGTGCATGATTGTTTTAGCAGTAGCTGTCCATTGCGCTTGCGCAGTAGACAGCGAGCTGGCGCATAGCCTTATCTCGCTAGCGTCAGCTAGCGTTTTGCTAGCACAGCTAGCATTGTCCACTGGAACAGTGGACTACCGATGTGACAGTCGGTGACGAGCTGTCACATATGTGGGGTCAGCGCTGGTGTAGACACCTGCCAGGGTGTCTACACATAACCGCAGGTCAGCGCGCACTTAGGGGTGCTGTAGACATGTAGACACCCCTAAGTTTGAAACCTTTCTACCCAGCGAAGCGACAGATGAAGTAGGCACCCATGTGGGTGACTACACTTTTTTGCCCTGTCTACGTGTCTACATCCACCAGAACAGGCCTCTGACCTGGGCTTATGTGTAGACACGTGGGGGGTGACTACACCCTGTCTACATCAACGGGGGTGACTACCATCTATGTGTGGCAAACCAGGCTGCTTGCTAGCAGGAGAAGCACGTCTGCTTCGGTCGTACGCTCACGACGTGGCTACGCTTAGCCACAAAGATTAGTGACTCTTTAGGGAATAGGGAGTGAGAGATTGGATTCCAATGCATAAGCATTGGGAGTGAGAGAGATTAGGGAGTGAGTGTTATGACGCTAGTACTCACGAGTGTTGCGGTCGTTGTGATCGCAGCGTTCTTCATCGTCACGCTGGTTCAGCGTGCGACGATCAAGCGGCAGGAGCGTGAGCTCATGTGCGAGCGCAGCCTGATCGACAACTGTGGCATCGCCTTGCAACAGGCCAGCCACACGATCGACGTGATGGTCGAGGACCACCACATGCTGATCAACCAGCGGCGCCGGCTCAGTGCGGACAACCTCGCGTTGACCGCGCAGAACAGGAACCTCGAGCGTTCCGTCGTGCTGCTGAGCAACGAGCTCGACAACATCAACGTGGACTACGCGAAGCAGGTCCTCGCTGCCACCTTGCTCGAGACGCAGCAGCCGCTGCTGCCGAGACATCGTGACGGCGAGACGCAGCAGCAGCAGCCGCTGCTGCCTCGCACGCCTTGGGACGGCGAGTGATGTACGACTGGCTCGTGGCGTTGGCCATGCTCTGCTTCGTGTGGGCGCTGTGCGCCACCTGGGTTGCGATTGGCAACGCGCGTGAGCTGCGTTCACTCGAGGACGACTGGGCCAAGTACGTCACGTTGGTCGCCGAGTTCTTCGGGCCCGACGAGGCCGCTGCGCTGGCGTTCGATCAGCACGTCTACGACGCGCTGCACCATGTGCAGCCGAAGCGGGCGCCGGACTACTCGATCAAGCTCGAGGATGCGCCGGCTCTGGCGCAGATCCTCCAGCTTGCGCTGGACAGTGACGGACCTGTGTCCGGCACGGTCGATGCGGACGGCAACGTCCACGTCGACAAGTAACGAGCGGACCAGCCGCTCACCTACATGGAGGTTTTCCATGACGCATGACCAGCAGGCCCTGATGGCGCAGCTCCGCACTTCTCACGACGCCTGGGCGTTGTACAAGAAGTTGCAGCTGCTCCATGGCACAGGGCATGTGGGGCAGGAGACCGTTGACGAGGCGCGCGACTTCGCGCGTCAGGTCAAGGTCGACCTGCTCAAGATGCTCGGGCTTCCAGGCTGAGCGTCACCCGTGCTGCCGGAGAGACAACCGGCATGTGCGCTGCCGTCGACCACCACTGGGGGGTGTGGTCGGCGGCGGCGCACTCTTCACTGCCAGCCTCGGGGCTGGCAGTGTGACCACCCACCAACAACCTGAAGGGTTGCAACATGAAGGACACCACGAAGACGGTGACGCCCACGGGCAAGCTCGAGAAGCCCGAGAAGAAGACGCGCACCGTGCTCACGCCCGCGCAGCGGGTGGCCAAGATCGAGGCGGACCTGGCGGCAGCCAGGGCCAAGCTCGAGAGCAAGGACCGCTCGGCTCACGCCGACCTGCTCGGCAAGCGTGCCAAGCTGGTCGAGCGGCAGACCAAGATCAACGGTGAGCTCTCGGCCATCAACGCCGAGATCGCCGCGATCGAGGAGCGTGTCGAGGACCTGTCCTCGACCGAGCCGTCGGCTCCGACCGACAGCTGATGAACAGCGCGGCGACGCGCTGGACCATCGACGAGATCCGCAAGCAGCTGCGTGGGGAGCCGGTCTTCTTGGCCGGCTCCCTCGTGGCCGCGGATGTGCACGGCCTCGCCGGTGCTTTCAGCGACGTTGACCTGTTCTGTCCGACAGGCAACGTGCTCATCTCCACAGGACAGAAGCTGCTCGGCCTGGGCTACAAGTTCGACGATCGCTTCGATCGTGTGTGGCACAGGTGGTTGCGCTACGGCTTCAAGACGTGGCACACCAACAGCCTGCGACTGACGTCGCCTGCTGGCATCGAGACCAACCTGGTCTACAAGCTGACCGACGGGCACGCGACCACCTCGCTTGCGCAGGTGATCGAGTCGTTCGACTTCGGTCTGCTCGGAGCAGGCTGGGACCTGGAGTCCGACACGTTCCGTGACATGCGGCCGTACCTGTTCCCACAGTGGACAGGGTTGGACCCGATGGCTGCGTTGCCCATGATGCCGAACAAGGCGGACAGCTGGGCGGGGGGATTCATCAGCCAGTACAACGGTCTCCGTGAGATCGGGCGCTACGCCAAGTACGTCGGCTACGGGTACGACATGTCGCTGGTGAAGAACCAGCTGGTGCAGGGCTACCGGATGGCGGACCTGTACCTGTCGAACCACTTCGACACCGAGAAGCAGCAGCTCGGCCAGATCTACTCGGCCATCGCTGCGCACATGGAGCTCGACCACGTCGATGAGCTGCGCCTTGCGGCGAAGACCATCGACTACAAGGACGGGCTCGACGTGATCATGGAGGCTCTCGAATGAAGCTGCTGCTGATCATCGAGGTGGACGACAACGTCGTCTACCCGCAGGAGGACGACCAGGTCGCAGTGGTCGTGTCTCCCGACTTCGTCGGGGACTGCGCGGCCGCAGGCGACACGGTCTTCATGGGCGAGGTCCTGCTCGGGACGGAGGTCGAGCCAACGTGAGACTCCTGCTCAGCGTCGAGGTGACGCCCAACAACGGTGACGAGGACGCAGTCCTTCAGGAGCTGGTGCTCGCGAAGGGTGGCTTCGTCACCCTGATCATGAGCCACGGGATCCAGTGTGATCTCGAGGTGCATGACGTCGAGCGGGTTGGCCTGCCAACCCAGGAAGACGGTGAGTGATGCAGTGTCCTGACTGCAAGGGCCGCGTCGTCGGCACGAACTGCTCCGCTTGCGGGGCAGTTGTGTCGGTGGCCGACGATACGCTGGACTCCATGGTCCAGGCGGGATCGGTCCCGAACTTGGCGGCTCTGTTCGCCAAGGCCAAGAAGAGCGGCGCTCTGGGCGCCGTGTCCGTGTACGGCGAGGGCGCGTAGCCCTCGTACCACCATGCAACACCGAGGTTCTAGGAAGGAACCAACATGTCGTTCACCACTCAGAAGCTGGTCGGCCACCGTGTGCTCGTCACCGGGGCGGACATCCTCGGCAACGAGGGCAGCATGGTCCTCGACTCCACGCAGTGGGACGAGGTCAACGACCGCAAGGAGTTCAGCCAGGCGGAGGCTGACTTCGACGCCGCGGTCGAGGCGTTCTTCGCTCCGCTGAACGAGGCGGCCGACGCCGTCAAGGCAAAGCTGGAGAAGCCCGAGGACCCGACGTCCTACGTCGTGCTGTCCGAGGGCACCGAGGGCGTCAAGCCCGAGCCGGCCGTGCTCGTGCGGCTCAGCCCCGACAGCGTGGTGCTCCGCATCATCGAGTCGGGCAACACCGATCGCCTGGTGTGGGTGCTCGACCGTCTCGAGGTCCTCGAGACCGTCGCCGTCCAGGCGCCGTAGCCGCCGCTGCGGTACAGCACCAGCGAGGGCGCCGGCCCACAACAGCCGGCGCCCTCGTATCAGGCACTTCACACGAGACGAGGGTACATCCATGCTCGAGCTGATTCTCAAGCTCTACACCATGGCAATGGTGGGTGACGTGAGGTCACCGATGCCGCACCTGTTCGGTCCGCCGGGGTGTGGCAAGTCCAGCGTGGTGCAGGAGGCTGCCGATCTGATCGGCTGCAAACTGCACATCATCAACGTGAGTCGGCTGTCACCACTCGAGCTCGAGGGTGTGCAGATGCCGACCACCAACGAGGACGTGCAGAAGCTACAGCTGCTGCTCGCTACGTTCTGGTCCAGCTTGGAAGATGGTGACATCGTCCTGCTGGATGAGTTCCTCCGTGGTTTCCCGGAGGTGTACAACGGGCTGCTCGACATCCTCACCAGCCGTCAGGTTGGTGGGTTCGTGCTGCCCAAGGTCTTCATCATCGGTGCGTCCAACAGCACCGTGTCGTACGACAAGGCGCTCGAGGATCGGCTGCTGCATCTGCCGGTCCCGGACCCGCGCGTGAAGAAGCGCGTGAAGAAGGACTTGGCCAAGCGCATCGTCGATGCACTGGGCCTGCTGCCGGAGATGGTGGACAGCTACGAGATGACGAGCTTGCTCGACACCGAGGTGCTGCCCATGTACGAGATCCTCGACAGCTTGAAGAACAAGGCCAGCTCGCCGGCCATGCTCAAGGGCACCAGCCTGCGCAACCTGATCGGGCAGGCGCAGCTCCGCGAGGTGCAGGTTCCTGCACTCGCAGAGGTGCTGCAGATGAACAACCAGAAGGCGATCACTGCAGCCAAGTGGCAGTACGTCTTCCTCACCACGGGTAAGAACGCTGACCCGAGGTACACCAAGGTGGCAGAGTCGCTCGTTGGTAACGAGAAGCTCACGCCAGTGCAGGCTCAGAACCTGAGCCTCAACCTTCAGCTCATCGAGATGGAGGCTATCCGCCATGCACGGGAAGGGAATGAAGATGACGCAGTCAGCGACATCGTCGACGACGATGTCTTCAGCTGAGCTGAGCCGGTCGCTCGATCTCCTCGAGATCAAGCCCGGCAAGAAGTTCAGCGTGCAGGTTCTCAAGGACCTGCTGCCGGACGTCGAGACGGTGCTGTTCTTCGGCAAGGTCTACGAGCTGGACCACGTCCAGCTCAGCAACCTGTTGGCCAAGGTGGTCAACTCGCCGCTGACCAACGCGCTGTTCGGTGGGTCGCACAGCGAGGACCTGCAGGACTACCTGCTCGACATCGCCTACGACGCTGGCGTTCTCAACGCCGAGCCGTTGGCGTTCGACGCTGGCGTCGAGCCGCACGGCGAGATCCTCCCGCAGATGTGGGAGCAGCTCGAGGTCGAGGTCGCGACCAGCATCAAGGCTGTGGCCGAGAAGCTGGACAACGTGATCGGCATGCTGCCCGGGAAGCAGGGCAACATGGTGTTCAAGTCGATGATGCAGATGAACGCCAAGCGCCCGACCATGGGCGTGCACAAGGCGGCCATCGAGCACGCACCGCAGAAGCGGAACCTCGTGGTCCTCGACGTGTCGGGGTCCATGACCGCGAACACGGTGCGCGCGATCATCGAGGACGTGGTGGCCATGAGCTACAAGGCCGACGCTGCGTTCGCGTGTGTCAGCAACAACACGCACTACTGGGAGCCGGGCTCGTACTCGGTCGACGACATCCTGGCGAAGAGCCAGTTCGGCGGCACGCACTACGAGACGCTCGAGCCCCTGTTCGACAGGGACTGGGGCACGGTGATCACCGTCGCGGACTACGACTCGTCGCTGTCCGCGAAGCAGCACCTGGCACGGACGTGTGTCGGCAAGATCGACACGCTGCTGGACATCAGCCTGGTCAACCAGACGACGTTCCTGGCCGAGTGCCTCGGTCAGTTCGCGTCGGAGGTGCGGCCGCTGTTGATCGGCAACAGCTCAGCGGTTCTGAACCGCTGATCGGGGGAGTGCTCGGCTGCTGGTTGCAAGACCAGCAGCCGAGCTCCAGCCCCCGAGCTGAAGGTAGCGCCTCAGCATGAGACTTGCCTGGGTTTCAGAGAAAAACTTTTCGCGAATCCAGGCACGTAAGAAACCGAGACCCATCAAGTGAAAGGGGCCCACCGTGGCTCAGCCCAAGGAGAAGAACCCGAAGCTCGTGACGATCTACGGTCGTCTGAGCTTCCCGGTGTGGACCGCGCAGGCGGCCTACGACCGGAGCCAGAAGGGGAAGTACCCGGCAGCGGACGTCGCATCCGCGGCGCCGGACTTCAACCTGCTCGTCGAGCAGCCCCAGCTGGACAAGCTGACGAACCACATCAGCAGCGTGTTCCTGCCCTACTGCGTGGAGCAGGAGAAGGCGGGCGAGAAGCGCGACGCGCTGTCGGCCAAGGAGGCGAAGGACCTCGAGTCCCAGCTGAACGAGGCTGACTTCAGCGGGGTGTACAACATCCCGGTGAAGCCGGTGCCCGAGAAGACGGTGCCGCTGGCGCCAGAGGCCGTGGCTTCGGTCAAGGTCATCGGCAACAAGGGCGTCGACATCGAGCTGAAGGCGATCGTCAACGGCGAGGACGAGCTCCTCGTGCCGGACCCGGACCAGCTCACCTGGCCCGTGCTCAAGCCCATCGGGCAGACCGTGCACCAGATGTACGCGGGCTGCTACGTGGCGGTGACGATCAACCTGTACGCCTACCACAACGGCAAGCTGCCCGGCTTCAGTGCCGGCGGCGCGGTTGCCGTGTTCAAGGCTGACGGTGACCGCATCGGCGGCGGCGTCAGCATCGACGAGGACGAGATCTTCCTCGACTGAGTCGGCCAGCGCTCCTCAGCCTTCGGGCTGATACAAGTCTGGCGCTCAACCGGTGGCCCCACCTCGGACTGCGTCCCCGGGGTGGGGCCACCTTCATCCACCAACGTGAGGAAGAGACAGATGCCTGAACGGTTCAGCGCCAGCGTTGCTGGCCGGCACATGGCGTGCCACGCAAGCGCCAACCTGGAGCTGGCGATCCCGAACTACGTGCCGCCGGTCGAGGACCGGACGGTGGACAACGCGGCCAACCGCGGCACCAACATGCACGAGATCCTGGCGAAAGCCGGTGAGCTCAGCACCCGTGACATGAACATGCTCGTCGAGGCGATGGCGTACGTCGCCATCCTGCGACGGGACCGCAGGTTCAAGGTGCTCAACGAGGTGAGCATGGTCGCCGACTGGCTGGCCACCAAGCCTCAGACCACGGCTGACGTGGTGCTCTACACGCAGGACGAGATCCACTTGATCGACTACAAGACCGGGAAGATTCCGGTCGAGGTCAAGGAGAACGAGCAGCTGATGTACGGCGCCGTGACCTACGGTCACCTGGCACCGAAGGCCAAGGGCGTGATGCTGCACATCGTGCAGCCGTGGGCCGACAACTGTGAGTCGTGGTTCGCGGACGCGACCAGGCTCAAGGTGTTCATGGACGACGCTCTCGCAGCAGAGGCTGCGATCGCAGCGGGTGATACGACCTTCGGGCCGAGTGACCACTGCAAGTTCTGCCCGGCCAACCCGCACAGCCGTGGGCTGAAGGGCAGGCCGTTGTGCCCAGCACTGATGGGCATGCTCTATCCGGACAAGACCGACGAAGCTGAGATCTTCAGCCTGTGAAGGAGATGCAATGCCGAACATGATCGGTCTTGACTTCGAGACCTACGGCGCGGTGAACCTGCCGCGGCACGGGCTCGCTCGCTACGTGAGCGACCCGTCGTTTCAAGCGCTGATCGGTAGCGTGAAGTTCCGCAACCAGCACGGGTTGCTGGACGGTGAACGGTTCAACTTCGTGCACTACAAAGACCAGCACACCGAGCTGCTGCAGAGGTACATCGGTGACAAGGTGATCGTGGCGCACAACGCCGGCTTCGAGCAGGCGGTGCTGCACTGGCTCGGGTTGGACTACCCGAGCTCGAGGTTCATCGACTCTGCAGTCGTGGCTCGTGGCGCGGGCTTCGGCAGCGGGCTCGAGGCTGCTGCTCCGCAGATCCTCGGCATGGACAAGATGGCTGCGGGCAAGGACCTGATCAAGTTGTTCTCGATCCCGGGTCCGTACCAGGTGGCAAGCGGGTGCACCGACTTCGACCCGCAGATCATCGAGGATCATCCAGCAGAGTGGGCTCAGTTCGCTAACTACTGCGAGCTGGATGCGGACCAGGGTCTGCTGATTGCCGAGGATCGGCTGTCGTTCCTGGGCCCGCAGGAGATGGCTTACCAGGCAGTGACGATGGACATGAACCGGCAGGGCTGGGTCGTGGACATCGAGAAGGTCGAGGAGATGCAGCGCCGCTACCACGAGAACATGGATGCGGCGCTGGCCAAGTTCCACCTGACCTGGCTTGGGCCTGGCGAGGAGCTCAACCTCAACAGCCTGAAGCAGATGAAGGAGTGGTGTGCCGAGCGGGGTGTGAAGTGCACGAGCTTCGACGAGAAGCACGTGGCCAAGTACCTGCGCCTGGTGGACCAGAAGCTGTTCGACGTGACTCTGTCGGAGGACCAGCGCATCGCCTACCTGGGTGTGTACGACCTGCTCGAGACCAAGCAGATCCTGGGTGGCAGCAGCTTGAAGAAGCTGCAGGTCATCCTCGACACGGTGGTCGAAGAGGATGGCGTGTACCGGTTGAAGGACCAGTACGTCCACGTGGGTGCTGGCCAGTCGGCACGCACCACGGGCCGGTCGGTTCAGATGCAGAACCTGAAGCGGCTGGCTCAGCCTGCTGACATGGACGAGCTCGACGATCTCGAGAGCGAGTGGAGCAACGGCAAGCTGGCGGAGAACATGCGCCAGGTCTTCACGGCCAGCGAGGTGACCGGCGAGTTGATCGTCGGTGACTTCAAGTCCGTGGAGTCCCGTGGCCTGGGCTGGCTGGCGAGCGAGACCTACAAGCTCGCGGCCTACGAGCGTGGCCAGGATCTGTACAAGGTGCTGGCGTCCACGATCTACAGCGTGGACTACGACGACGTGACCAAGGAACAGCGGCAGACCGGCAAGGTCGGTGAGCTGAGCTGTGGTTACGGCGCCGGCGCTGGTGCGGTGGTGTCGTTCGCCGAGGGCATGGGTGTGAAGATGACCGAGGCCGAGGCAGCGAAGCTGGTGGCGGACTGGCGGTACGCCAACCCGAAGATCGTGGAGCTGTGGGACTGGCTCAACGATGCGCTGCACCGATGCATCAGCAGCGGTGGGGTGCCGGAGACGCTCCTCGTTCGTGACGGCTACAAGGTCGTGATCGAGGGCTCGCCTACGCCTGCGTCGTTGGGCAAGCAGCACCCTGGTTCGATGTCCATCCGGTTGAGCATGATCGACAAGAACAACCGCGCGCTCCTCAAGCGGTACTTCCACGGGTGCTACCGCCGTGGCGGGAACATCGGCTACTACAAGCCGAGCGACCGCAAGACCGGGGATCTGTGGAAGAACCACTTCACGGATCCGAAGACCAAGCAGCTCAGGTTCTACGAGCTGTACGGCGGCAAGCTGGCCGGCATCCTGACGCAGTCGTTGTGCCGGGAGATCTTCATGCGAGTGCTGCTGCAGACGCAGCATGCCTTCGCCGGCCGCTCGGAGGTCAACCTCGTCGGTCAGTTCCACGACGAGATCGTGCTGGACTGGAAGCCCAGCACGCTGGGCTCCGGGTTGAGCAACACGATGGCCCGGCTCGACGAGCTGATGTCGGACCGCGGCGATATGGTCAGCTTCCCGCTGGAGGCTGACATCAAGCACGACTACCGCTACACGAAGTGAGAGGAGCCGGGCCCGTCACGGGGTAACGGGCCCGGCTCTGATCTCCCACCAAGGAAGGAACACCATGCAGGATACACAGGTGGTCGGGATCGACCCCGGATTGGTGCACACCGGGCTGGTGTCGATGACGTTCCAGCCGGCACTGCGTGAGATTCATCTGATGGACCGAGTCATCCTCGGGCCCGATGGTCCGGCAACCCAGGCAGCGATCCCGCTGAGTGGGCTGCAGCCCCACAAGTTCATCGAGGGCTACCGCCCGAGGTCGAACTTCCAGGGCGACAACCGCATGGTCAAGGCGGTTGATCACATCAAGGTGGCGACGCACGGGACCGTGCTGCTCAACACCGGTGTGAAGAAGGTGGTGCGGCAGCCCTTGATGGAGCTGCTGGGCGTGTGGCGATTCGCCACGAAGACACACCACGACGACCTACGATCGGCTGCACGCATCGCGATCTTCGGGATGCTGAAGGACGAGCAGCTCAACAGCCTGGTGGCCCAGGTGGTCAGCGACCACCTCGAGGGCAACACCTGGGCTGTGCACTGACAGGAAAAACTTTCGCGACATCCACCAAGGAAGCAGGAGCTATGGCAGAGCACAGAGATGGGACCGTCGGTGAGGTCATCGACGGGAGGCGCGGTGTCTACGGTGAACCGACCAACACCTTCCCGCGGATCGCGGAGGTGTGGTCCGGGATCATCGGCCACCACGTCAACGCGGTCGACGTACCGCTCATGCTGATGGGACTGAAGATCGTGCGCACCCAGGTGTGCCCGGACTACAGCGACAACAGCGACGACATCGAGGGGTTCCTCGACATCTTCCGTGAGCTCGTGGGTGAGGACATGGTCCACGCCCGCCTGGTCTCGGAGTATCTCGAGATCAAGGCGGCCCGCTGATGAACGAGAGGGCGGAGCACTGGTACACCGCCGAGTTCCTCGAGGAAGTACTGCGTGATCGACTGCTGTTTGCCGAAGACCGGCAGCGGATGTTCCACCGTCGGGCAACCGACGAGTACTGCATCCCGCGTGACGTGGTGAAGAGGCTGGGTCTGCCTGTGGGCAGGGTCGAGCCGTACCACACGGACTCGCCTGAGGGACAGCGGCTCATCTCGCGAACGCTGAAGAAGCCCAACGACCGTGGCGTCGTCACGTACCTGGCGGGCGTTGCTCGTCAGGCGGTGCCGGCATGAGTGGCAGCCACGAGTCGATCAAGCTGAAGCGTCGACTCGAGAAGGCCGGCTTCACCGTGGAGCGCACGGGCGGCGGGAACTGGAAGGCGAGCAAGCCGGGTCGTACCGGCTTCGTCATCTTCGGGTTCACCGACTCCGGGCACAACACGTGGGCCAAGACCATCAAGCGCCTGCGGGCGCTCGGATACAAGGGGGACTGAGATGCACAAGTGCTACCTGTGTGGCTACCGGTTCGAGGACCGGCAGAGTCTCCTCGCTCACGAGGAGGCGTGCGATGGAGACGGTGCGTGAGCCGGCGTGGCTCGTGGCCATGGCGGATCAGCGCCTGGCTCTCATGGCGGAGAAGGTCTCGGCTTCGTCGCTGAAGCTCTACGGTCCGGAGATCATCATGACTCCGCTGACCGAGCCTGCGGAGAACGCGAGCAACATGGAGCGCACCCGGTGGGAGCGGTCGTGCGACAACTGCGGCCGCTACTGCAAGAAGGGCACGTTCATCACCGGGCACGTGATGCGTCAGCTCCACGGCCACGCCGTGCTGATGACGTTCGGCATGTGCCCCGAGTGCAAGGAGCTGATATGAGCAGGCACACCGCCGAGAAAGAAGCACCCGGCAAGGTCGTCCTGTGGTGGCGGCGCTTCTGGGATCGACACGACGACGGAACCAAGCACCACTGGTCGAAGATCGAGCAGACCGTCAACGCTCACTGGTGCGAGTGGGACTACTGCCGGTGCTTCTGGCAGCGGTGCGGCGTCTGCGGTGAGCGGCGTATCTACAGCGCCGGGTCCGAGGAAGTCCGATGACCACCCGCGTCATTCCGCCCGGTTTGACTGACACTGAGGAGCTGCCATGAACGAGCTCCTCAACACGTTGCAGGCCAGGGCTGGTGTCAGGTTCTTCGACTACCAGCTCGAGGCGCTGGCTCGTGCTGCACAGCAGACGGGTGATCTACGGCGCTGCCTGTTCTACAAGACCGGCGCCGGCAAGAGCCTGACCGGGCTGAGCATGATGGCCCAGTGGGGGGTGAACGACGTCGTGGTGATCACGCCGCCGTCCACGTTCGAGCAGTGGGTGGTGCTGGGTCTGCGGCTCGGTGTCAAGGTGACGCCGATGTCGCATGCCAAGTACCGCATGAAGGACACGCGGCTCAGCCGCAGCCAGGCTGTGATCGTCGACGAGTTCCATCTGCTCGGCGGTCACGGCAAGCAGGGCTGGAAGAAGCTGGACACCATGGCACGGCACCTGAAGGCACCGCTCCTGGTGATGTCGGCGACGCCGAACTACAACGACGCGGAGCGGGTGTACTGCATCCAGCACGTGATCGCGCCGCACACGGCGAAGGGCGGCTACCTCGAGTTCCTCTACAAGCACTGCGAGACAGAGGCCAGCGCCTTCGGCGTGGAGCCGATCGTGCTGGGCTTCAGGCAGTACCCGGACGCCGCGGCGTACCTCGCTGCGCTGGACAACGTGGACTACCTGCCCGACGACTTGGTCTATCAGATCAAGGACATCGACATTCCGGTGGTGAACCCGCCGGAGTTCAGCAGGTACGGGCTCAACCGGAGGACCGGTCGCATCATCGCTTCTCAGATCGAGGAGCGGCACGCGATCGTCAACCTGTCGTTGATCGGTGACGACGGCTACATCCGGCAGGACGTGTACGACCTGCTGGCTCAGCTGATCGGTGAGGCAACGACACCAGTCCTGGTGTTCGCTGCACACTCGACGGTGGCTGACGCCCTGGACAAGATGCTCGCGTTCATGGGTGTGAAGTCAGCAACGGTGACCGGCAGCACGCCGGCCAAGAAGAAGCAGGCACGCATCGAAGCCTTCAAGGATGGAGTGCTCGACGTGCTCGTTGGTACAGCAACGCTGGCCACCGGCACGGACGGGCTCGACAAGATGTGTGACTACCTACTGATCCTCGATGACACCGACGACGCAAGCCTGCGCCGTCAGCTCATCGGTCGCATCATGCCGCGCGGTGAAGACACCGACGCCAGCGGCAAGCATGTGTTCCGCCTTCTGCTCACGTGACCTGGGGGGATCGGGTGCAACACCCGATCACGAGAGAAGGAGGACCGATGGCTGACGCTATCGAGGGACGCATCGAGCGACTGCTGGATCAGCTAGAACGACCGGACCTGAACGACTCGGAGATCGAGCAGATCAAGGAGAAGATCAGGTTCTTGCGGGAGCAGCAGTCGTGACCAACGTGGGGGCGGTGCCGGTTATTAGCCGGCGCCGCCTCCACCCACCAAGGAAGAGGAGCTCATGCTTGAGCTGAAGACCAAGAAGGAGCTGGCCACCGAAGCCTTCAAGCTGGGGCAAGGGCACCAGCTCGTGCGGTATCGCAGCGTGACCTACATCCCTGCGGACTTCGAGACCAGAGACGCATCCGTGACACCGGACGCCGACCGTACGATCTGGCTGCCGCTCACGCGGAAGCAGATCCAGCGGCTGGCGGCTGATCAGTTCAACACGCTCTTCGGCAGTGACGGGGAGCTGAGTGCGTTCGACTTCATGGTGGCGCAGACAGCCACCAACATCGACACCGACATCACCTCGCTGCTCGTGCGCACCGAGCAAGGGCTGATGGAGCTGGACGACACCGGCACGCTGGTGCCGAACAGCGGGGAGTTCAGACCCAACACTCTGGTGCCGATGCTCAACCCGGACCCGGTCGAGAAGGACCGGGTCTTTGCTGTGATCAGCGGCTGGCTCGACTCCGACGAGGAGGCCGAGTCGTTGCTGGCTCACCTGGCCTCGGCGCTGGCGCCTGGCTGGTCGGCAGTGAAGTACGTGCTGCTGCTGGGTGAGGGGCGCAACGGCAAGAGCCTGCTGCTGAAGATGCTGCACGGTGTGTTCGGCGCCCACAACGTGAGCGACGTGACCCGGCAGGACATCAGCGAGGGCAGCGCCGTGGTGACCGAGCTCAATGGCAAGCTGCTGAACATCGTCTTCGACGGGCAGGCCGTGTACCTGAAGGACAGTGGCCGGGAGAAGTCGCTGATCGCTGGCGAGCCGGCGCCCATCCGTCGTCTCTACGAGTCGACGGCGACGACGGTGCAGACCAACGCACTGTTCATCGAGGGTCTGCAGCGGGAGCCGAAGACCAGCGACAAGTCGACCGCCTTGCAGAAGCGGTTGGTGAGGTTCCAGTTCCCGAACGTCTACGCGCTGAGCCACAAGTTCGAGCGCGAGATGCTGACCGAGGCCAGCCTCGGTGCGTTCCTGTCCCTGCTTGTCGACAGGTACGTGCTCGAGGATCACGTGGCCGAGAGGCTGGCGCCGACACACAAGGCGATCGAGCTTCAGCTGGAGCAGATGTTCGTCAACAGCATGGGTCTGCAGTTCATCAAGTTCAGCGAGGAGACCGAGCCCATGGGTGTGGGCGCGTACCTCGGCAAGCCAGTGGGCGAGCTCGTCAAGGCGTTCCAGTCCTGGCGGCTGAAGGAGATGGACATGAGCAACTGGGCGGAGCCGGATGTGCTGGCGCTGTTCGGTCCGCTGATCAACACCGACCGGAAGTCCGAGAGGGCGGCCGGCAAGGTGCGCAAGGTTCGCGTCGTGACCTCGTTCAAGCAAGAGGCCACGGCTTTCATCGACACACTGAAGGGAGATCCAGATGACGCCGAGCTCCTCGCTGCCTTGGTGGAGGACTGACGACTACGACGGCGCCACCCGTGACGCAACGATTGCGTCGTTCGCCGGGCCCAAGGGAATGGCTCTGGTGAGGGCGTGGCCTGATGGTCGCACCGATCCAGGCTGGGGCCTTACGTCACCGAGTGGCGACGGCTTCATGCTGCGCTACATGCGTGGCGAGTTCAATGAGCGGCGCGTGCTGTACGGCTACGTCCGTGACAAGTGGGCGTTCGCCTACGTGATGCGCTCGCTGAAGCTGGTGGTCGTCGACATCGACGGCAAGAACGGTGGGCTCGAGCACGCCAAGAAGCTCGGCATGCTGCCGCCCACCATGGCGGAGACGTCCAAGAGCGGGAACGGGTATCACCTGTTCTACGAGCACGACGAGCCCTGGGACAACGACAAGGGCTTCGGTGCCCTGAGCGACCGCATTGGGATCGAGCAGGGGGTGGACATCCGGGCGACCGGCTGTGTCTACCACCACAAGCAGCAGCGCTGGAACGACCGTCGGGTGGCGAAGCTGCCCGAGTTCCTGCGTGACCTGTTGTCGCACCGTGAGCAGAAGCTCGCGGCCACACATGCCAGGATCGACACGATCCTGGCTGACCATGATGAGCTGGAGGTTCTCATGCTGCACGACGAGATCATGACGGAGCTGAAGAAGCCGATCCCCTCGGGGAAGCGGAACGTGACGCTCTTCGCGATCGGCAACCAGATGCGCCAGGCGCAGATCCCGGGCTGGGAGCAGTTGGTCACCGACCGGGCCACGGCCGTGGGGCTGCCGGCGGACGAGACGCTGAAGCTGATCAGCAACATCAATCACTACGGCTCGCCGGTCACGCCGTGACGACGCGGCTGGTCACCGTCGAGTTCGTGCCCGGGTTCGAGGGCATCGGTGAGCGCGTCACCACCGACGACGGCTACAAGCGTGGCGGCTGGCGCTACCAGTGCGACGGCATGCCGAGCCTTGCCGGTTGCCACAGCGAGATCGTAGTGCCCCGGCGCTACGTGCGGTTCGGCATCAAGCCCTCGGGCTGGTGGGTGACGTGGGGTGAGGACGAGGACTGGAAGCCGGACAAGGACCTGGTCCTGACCTTCTGCCCGCGATGCACCGCGATCATCCGGGGCGAGAAGATCCCGGTGCGTTGAGAGAGCAGGGCTCGCGACCTTCGGGTTGCGGGTCCTGCTCTTTTTTCCGGGTTAGGATGCGCTCATGGCCAAGGACCTGAGCGCGGGGGAGAGCTTGCTCTCCGAGGTGGAGATTCTGCTGAGGAAGAGGTTCGAGGCGGGGGAAGTGTCTCGGTCGCGCCTGCCGTCGCACGCGCGACCGGCCGCCGGGTCCGAGCGGATCGACCAGCTGACTCTCCCGGATTCGGAGAGAAGCAAGATGCCCTTCACCAAGGACAAGTTCCTGGTGCGCGAGAACCCTCACCTGGTCCAGTGGGAGCGTGAGGTCCGCAAGTTCCTGCGCAACCTGTCACCGACGCACGGGCACCGTGTCGCCGCGGTGATGATCTACGAGTGGGCCACCGGGATCCGGGTAGCGGACCTGATGGCCGAGGGCGGGTCGGCACAGGCTGACCTCCGCAAGATCAACCAGGTGCTGCGGTTCTACTTCGACAAGCCGTACATGACCTACATCGCGGGTCGCAAGATCCCGAAGGCTTATCGGGTGCGGCCGGGGTACTACATCCGCCGGCACCGGCCGCTCACGCTCACGCTCTACGCGGAGTACTGCGAGGGCACGCTGTACCCGTGAGCACCAACGGCAAGTTCCGGGTCGAGCCGGACGGGACGCACGTCTACAAGGACTACCACCGCTACAAGCCGGTGCCCTTGGAGGATCGGAAGTACGCCGTGAGGCGTCCGGACGACCCCCGGGCGGTCAGGTTCCACGGTCAGTGGTTCCTACCCCTGGACGTGCTGCCCGACGAGAGGCGCTGTATGCCCCTCACAGCGCCTGACAGCGAGACGCTGACACATCGGGCCAGGTGCACCTGTGAAGTCTGCCGTAGGCCCGCTGCTGCGGCGCTGTGGGCCCGGAAAGCCCGGCAGCTCGAGCCGGTCACACGTGCAGGGTTCGTTCCTGGACCTGCTCGTCGCTGATCGCACCGCCCTCGAGGCGCTGAAAGATCAGCGAGATCGACTCGAGGTCCTTGGCCAAGATCGCCTGGAGGAACAGCGTTGCGGCGGTGTGGTCCAGCACGTCAGGGCTGTCCTTCCAGATCATCTGGATGGTTCCAAACCGCTGGTTCCACAGCCACAGGATGCGCGTGTCGAGGCTGCCTCGGTGTGAGTCGGGGATCTGCGAGCGGAACTTCCGCTGGACCGGGACTAGGGCTCCCATAGCTGGCCTCCGCCTGCTCCGAAGAAGATGACGCTGCCGAAGAGGTAGAGCACGTAGCCCAGGCACACGGAAGCGATGAAGAGGGCGATGCCCATGGTGATGTAGCGCAGCCAGTCGACCCGTCGGATCTTCTCGCTCGACAGGTAGATGGCGGTGCCGGCCACGATGGTCAGGGCCATGGCGATCTGGATGATCTGGGACCAGTTCATCCGATCCACCTCTGCAGCTTCACAGCGGCCGGGCCCTCGACGAAGACGATGAGGCTCTCGTCTCGGCCGGAGGCCATGAAGTCGCCGAGCTGGAGGAGCTGGTCGAGATCCTCGGTCGGTAGCCCGAGGTCGACTGTCTCATCCAGCAGCTGGCTGTACGCCTTCAGCTGGCTCATCGAGCTCACCTCCTGTCAGATCTACGAAGTCCACCTGGATGTCGTTGCGTGTGGCCGGGTGGCTGCCGGCACGGCGCCGGCCGACGAGCCGGTCCATGATCATTCTGCGCGCCTTGTTCGCACGGACCAGGCTGCCACGCACGTTCTGATCGGGGCGGTTGGCGATGTCGAACAGCGCGCGGGCGACCAGCTCGTGGGCCGGGTGCTGGATCACCTCGTCGTCGACGGGCCGCGGGTAGTCGGCCACGTTCTGCAACGCGGCTCGGATGCTGACGGGCTTCATCTGGCCCACACTCCTGAGTAGTCCTGCACGTAGTCGGTGCTGGTGTTGGTCACGCCCGGCTGCTCGAAGAAGACACCGCCGAAGAACTGCAGCTCCTTGACCGCCTGGTCCGCGTAGCGCAGGGCGTCCATCATGTGGCTGAAGCGATCGTGCAGGGGCTTGTCGGTCCACTGCTGCAGCTTGTGGCTGAACTCGTACTTGTAGTTCTCGAGGCACTCGAGGATCCAGTCGCAGTTCTCGCTGTGGATCACCGTGTTGTAGAGCTCCATGCGGGTCTGCTGGATGTCGGTCACGATGTCGTAGTCACCCTGGCGGGAGCCAGGGATCTTGAACGCCTTGTTCGACTTGGCCAGCACCGAGACGTTGGGGAACTTGGTGCGCATCATGTCGGCCGGCGTGGTGTTCACGGCCTTCTCGTGGTGGTCACCGTCCCAGGGCAGGATGATCTGGGCGATCTTGTTGAACCAGGGCTTCTCCCGCAGCACGTCGACGTACTCGGGCAGGGCCTTGCCGTGGCCCTCGCCGCAGTCGTAGAGGAACTTCCGGCCGTTGATCCACTGGAAGGCGATCCACGCTGTGGCATCGGAGTGCATGCCGGAGGAGCCGATGTCGAAGACCACGTAGATCGGGTGCGCGGTGTTGATGTTGAAGATGTGTGACCGGCCCTCGGCCAGCAGCTTCATGTACGCCTCGCCGTAGACGGCGGCGGCATCCATCTCCTCGAACGAGCAGTAGTACTCCTGCTCGAACATCCGGTCGTTGCCGAACCGCTTGCGGTAGGAGTCGCGGTCCTCCTCGAGCGTGGCCTCGCTGCGGACGAGCGGCAGGCCCTCGCGCCGCATCATCTCGTTCAGGTCGTCGATCGTGCGGATGATGACCTGGAAGTTGTCGTTGCCCTTCTGGGCTTCCATCAGCTGCCACAGTGGGTTCTTCCGCTTACCACGTGGCGTGCTCACGACCATGAGCCGCTTGTCCTCGGCCTCGTTGCTGATGATCGGCATGAGCCGGGGCAGCGGGTCCTCGCGTGTGAACAGCGCAAGCTCGGTGAAGGCGTAGTCCTGGAAGGACGTGCCGACACCGTTGTTGTCCTTGCCGGACTGGAAGTAACCCTGCAGCTTGAGCCGGCTCTTGTTGGTGAACCGGCCCTCCATGACCGTGTCCTTCCAAGCGACCAGCTCGGACGGCACGTTGTCCTGCAGGGCCTGGATGTAGTGGCCGCTGTCAGGGTCGTAGTAGGTCTTGTCCCACAGGATGTCGCGGATGACGGGGTTGTTCAGGGAGACGTAGACACCGGTGGTCTTCGGTGTGCGCAGCCGGCGGCCGCACATCTCCATGCTCATGGCCACGTCCTTGCCCGACTGCCGGGGAAGGACGGCGACGCCGATGCGGCGCCGAGCCCACATCTTGTGGAGCTCCTCTTGGTAGGGCCGTGGTCGGTAGTGGACAGGGAACGTGGCCATGAGCAGGAGTCACTTACCGCTCTTGGCGGTGGTCTTCTTGGCCGCCGTCTTCTTGGCGGCAGGCTTGGACTCGGACTTCGACTTCGACTTGGACGAGCCGTCGTCGTCGACGTGGCCGAGCTCGATCCCCGCGTACTCGCGGAACTGCTCGGCAGCGCTGTCGGTGGGCATGGATCCTCCTCTCAGCTGTAGCGCTTCTTGGACTTGAGGAAGGCCCGGCGGGTCTTCGCCGCTGCGATCTTCTCACGCCAGGTCTTGATCCGGGCGTTGATGCCCTTGACCTTCGTGTCGAGGACCTGGTCGTTCAGGTACGCCTTGTAGCTGAACGGGTCGGGGATCGGCTTGGGCCGCCAGGGGTCGATGTCCCGACCGTGGTCGGACAGGCCGTCCTTGCCCACGAGCCAGTCCTCGGTCTGGCGCTGGGCCTCCGGGTCGAGGCCGTGGCCGGTGCCACGCAGGATCGCGTGGATGTGCTCGGGCCACACGCCCGGCCGGGCACGACGGTGGTAGGCGGAGAAGCCGAGCTCGTCGAGCACGCGCACCTTGCGCTTGGCGTCGAACGGCGACAGGTCGACGACGCCGGTGCCCTTGTGGGTGTTGGAGCTGACGCTGCTCTCGCCGGGGTCGTGACCCTTGATCACCGTGAGGTTGTAGCCCAGCCGCTGCTCGGCGACGTGCAGAGCAGCGGCTGTGCGGCGGTCGACGGTCGCGCCGCCCGGCCAGGTGATGTACTCGCTCGGGTCGTTGATGGTCATGGCTTCCTCCGCTTGATGCTGAACTCGCCTTCGACGAGGTAGTGGTCGCTGTTGAGAGAGAACTCCGAGTCGTCGAACGCCTGGATCCGCAGGCCCTTGACTCGGTGGTCGTGGTCGTACGACGCGATCACGTCGATGTTGCCGTGACCGGTGTTCTCGTAGTGGCCGAGCTCGTCCCACAGCGAGGTGAACGGCTCGCCGAGGAACGTGTCCTCCTTGCGGTCGATGATGTTCTGGTCGCCGCCGTAGAACACCAGCCGGGAGCCGAGACCGTGGAGCCGGCCGAGGCGCCCGATCGCACGGGCGATCTTCTGGTTGGCCAGCTGGCGCTCGTCGGCTCGCTTGTTGAGCGGACCGGGAGCACCGTGGGTGACGTAGTGCGCGGCGAGGATCGTCAGGTCCGCACCGACCATCGGGCAGTGGCCGGTGACGCGCAGCACGCCGCGCGGCTCCCACTTCTTGGCCTGGCCCGGGACGACCTCGACCCACTCGGTGTCGACCGGGCCGTCGAAGAGGTCCTGTCGGTGGACGATCCACACGTCGCTGCCCTGGTGGAAGGACAGGCCGTTGACCTTGGCCCGGTCCTTCCACGCGGCAGCGAGGTGGGACTGGCTGTTGACCGCCTCGGTCCCGGTGAGCCAGCGCCACTGGCGCTTCTTCATCCGGGTGATCAGACGCATCACGTCGTACGTCTGCTGAGCGGTCGTGTCCGTCCGCTGCCCGCTGCTGTGGGCACAGCGGACAACGACCCCCTTGGTGTTGAACATGGCTCAGATCCTCAGGTTGGGCAGGCCGATGGTGCCGAACAGGGTCGAGAAGTCCTCGGCCTGGTCGCCGCTGCCGGCCTTGCTCTGGATGCCCGCCTGCGGTGGGTCGGCGGGAGGAGCAGCCGCAGCAGGAGCGGCGGGGGTCGAAGCCGCCTCCCCCGCTGCGGGCGTCGCGCGCTCGGCCACGAGCTGGGCTCGGAGCTGAGCGATGATCGGCTGCACGGGGATCGAGTAGCCCTGCAGCTTGCCCTCGACGCGGAGCTCGTACGGCTCGGCCAGTGTGGCGAACCGGTCGGCGAGGTCCTTGTCGAAGCCGGGTGCGTTGGGCACCAGGTCCGGGTTGTTCTGGAACAGCTCGATCGAGGCGTGGACGGTGGAGAGGAAGTCGCTGTTGTCGTCCATGGCACGTGACGCACGGTCACGGACCTCGGCCGCCAGCAGGGACTTCACGGCGTCCTGCCACTCACGGGCGTCGTCGGTGTCGCGCAGGACCTCCATGCCCTCGCGGCCGATGGCCGGCACCTCCTGGCCGACCAGCAGCCGCGGGTGCTGCTCGAGGGCCTGGAAGTACTGGGCGTGCTCGGTCTTCACCTCGTCGATCGCGGCCTGCTGGTAGGCTCCGGCGACCTTCTCCTCGAGTGCGGTGCTCAGTGCTCCGAAGTCGGGAACGTCCCCAGCAGGGACTTGAGCTGATCCTCCGCCGGTGGCAGGGGCTCCAGCTCCTCCGGCGTCGGCGGCGGCAGCTCGGTCACCGGCCGATTCTCCGGCAACAGGAGTCGCTGCTGCAGCTCCAGCTCCGGATCCGGCATCACCTGGGGTGGCTGGAGCAGCGGGTGTAGCGACTGCTCCGCCCTCACCAGGTGCAGGCGCTGCTGGTGCGCCAGCTCCAGCAGCATCTCCAGCTTCCGAGCCGACCGCAGCACCTTCCGCTGCTTCCGGCTCTGGCGCAAGAGCATCCATGAGTGACGAAAACGCAGAGTCGCCACGTGGAAGCTCGATCGACTCCGGCTCAGCAGGCTGCTCACTCATCGGCCCGCCTCATCGCGTACGGCCTCGAGGGCTTCCGCGAGGTTCGCCTGGTCCTGGTCGGTGAACTCGAACTTGATGTTGTCCAGGAACGTGGCGATGCCCGTCTGGCTGAAGAACATCCGGTGGACCTCGGACGTGGCGGCGAGCTCGACGGCGGCGAGCGGGTCCTGGCAGTCCCAGGCCATCTCCCACCGGAGGAACTGGATCTGCCAGTCGCGCAGGAGGTTGAGGTAGTGGCCGCTGTTCTCCTCGACGTCCTCCTCCGGCGTGGTGTACGACAGGCAGTCGTCGTCGGTGGCGATCTCGTCGAGGAGGATCTGCTCGAGCTTGGCGAGCTTGCCGAAGAACAGCTCACGGAAGTCGAGCATGTCCTTGAACGTCAGGTGGAGGTGGCCGCCGATGATGCGGGTGGCCCACTGCGGCGTGATCGGCGCGTTGAGCTCCGCCTGTGCGGGCTTGAGCACCTCGCGCCACACCTGAAGGATCGGGTGGAAGTCCGGCTGCTGGCCGTCGGGCGCGATGCCCATGCCGGCCAGGTCGGCGACGTCCTGCTCGGACAGCTCGATCTCGGGGACGCTCATGTCAGTCGACCTTTCCTGCCAGCTGCAGCTGGCGGTACTCCGCTTGGATGGCGCGCACGGTCGTGCGCATGTCATAGGCCAGCACGTTCTCGATGTAGACGCGCTTGACCTCGTCGGGCACCAGCTCGGGCCCGCCGTAGTACTCCTGCACCTCGAACAGATCGAAGGCGGCCTGTCCGTTGTAGGTGTGGATCTTGAAGGGGAAGCGCGGGTCGCGGTAGATGCCGACCTGGTAGGACGGCAGGGTGATCTTCACCTCGGCCGGGCGTGCCGGCTGGTCACCGGAGACCTCGAAGGTCTCGGTGTACTCGCCGGACTTCACCGTCTGCTCCTTGACTCCGGTCTCGAGGTAGGTCAGCACGCGGCGTGCCCGCGGCTTGGGGAACGCGGGCTTGAGGATCTCCTCCTGCAGCCAGGCTCGACCTTCGTCGTCGATGCGGATGATCTCGTCGTCGGCCTTCTGGTTCAGCCGCTGGCCGGCGAACTCGTTGGGGTCGCGCGGCTGGCGTACAGGCGCCGGGTGGGCCGCGGCCTCGGCCTGGTCGGCGAGCGTGGCCATGTCGAACGGCGGGATCACCGGCGCCTGCTGCACCGGCGGGTCGTACGGAGGAGGAGCGGGCGGCTCGGACTGCGGCGTGGGCTCCTCGAAGACCAGCGGCGGGGCGTCGTCGCCGAGGCCCTCGTACGCCTTGCGCAAGTCCTCGGTGCTGTACTCGCGGTAGTGGTGATCGAAGGTCACCCCCGCCGTCTTCAGCGCCTGGTAGTAGACGCTCTTCTCCGACTGGCTCATAACGCTCCGTAGGTAGGTTGGCTAGAGGATCGAGCGAACAGTAGCACCAGCATGGCGCCCTGGCGCCTAACCCCGGCTCGTGGCGTGTAGACACCTTGCGGGTGTCTACAGGGTGTCTACACGTTTGCCCAGGTCAGAGGCGGTTTTCAGCCGATGTAGACATGTAGACACCCCCTTCTTTGAAACCGGTAACAGGATGTGAACAGCGGTTGAAAAGTTTGGGGGTGTCTACGTGTCTACAACGGACGAAAAGGGCCTCTGACCTGCGGTTATGTGTAGACACCTGGGGGGTGTCTACAGGGGTGACTACACATCGGGACGTCCGGCGGTGTTTCGACACGCCGATCGGGGGTAACCTGGAGAGGGTCTCGGACCCGTAACGGCTGGCTGCCCCTGGCCGTTGGAAGGTGGTGACCACCACCGTGCACGTTCTCTATCTCGTCCTGCTCGTGCTCTCAGCCGCGTGCTTCCTGATCGCGGCGTGTGGCTGCGTGCGCCATCCGGAGCGGATCCACCTGATCCCGCTCGGTCTGTTCTTCGGCGTGATGGTGCCGCTGATCCAGCACTGGCGCGGCCTCTAGCCGGTGTGCACGACCTGGAGCTTGGTCGGGTCGGCGCTGACATCCTTGCCCTCGAGGTACAGGCGGATGTCGGTGTCGCGCATCGTGTTGGTCTTGCCCGGGTAGGTCCGAACCTTCAGCGGCCAGCTGTCGACGATCGGGTCCTTGAAGGTCAGCCACGGTGTGGCGCCGGTTCCGATCGCAGAGACCTGCGCGACGTACGGCGCCTTGGTGCCGCGGAAGTCACAGCGGTCGAAGAGGTAGTCGGCCTGCAGCGACTGCTCGATGTTGACCGCCTTGCGGCTGTTGACGTAGGAGCAGCCGGTGAACTTGTACGTGCCGGCGCACTGGAACATCGCGAGCGCGAAGCCGAACACGGCACCGTCGTAGACCGAGTCGAGGTCGGTGTGGTCACCAGTGGTGTAGTTGTAGCCGAGCAGCGTGGCGGCCACGCCACCGCCGGTGAGCTTGAGCCGCTCGAGGCGCGCGCTGATGCAGCGCAGCAGCGCAGCGGAGAACGTCTCTCCCGGCGGGCCCGAGTCGTTGCCGGGGATCGAGTCGGCCCACATGTCATGGACGTAATGGCCGGTGCCGGCGCCCAGGCCGAGACCGCCGTAGTACGGCGTCGGCTGCTTGGTGCCCTGCAGGGTGAAGTTGCCGAGCTCGACGGGCTGGCCGTTGCCGGCCCGCATCAGCTTCAGCTGGTTCGTCGGCTTCGTGCCGGAGCCGGAGTAGACCGGCGCCACCTTCTTCGAGGTGTTCTCCGGCAGGTAGTAGATCGTCTTCTCCGGGCTGTGCCCGA